TGGGCTCCCGACCGCTTGAACAGTTCAAACATCCGGAGGGGGCGACCTCTCGATGTGTGCTGTCTGCGGCGAGTCAACACCAAAGAGCAAGACCGGACCGCGGGCCACCTACTGCTCTCGGCCATGTAGGCGCAGGGCTGAGTACCTGAGGTCGAAGGAGTCGGGGCGCTACGCGGAGATGCTCTCAGCCAGCCGAAAGGTTCACGCCGACCGGCCCTGCTCCGAGTGTGGCGTGCCATTTCTGGCGAAGAGGAACGATGCATCGTTCTGCTCGTCGGCCTGCGCGAACCGCTGGCGCGACCGGGAGAACCCTGCGCGCTGCTCGATGGCCGACTGCGATCGAGGCGTACGAGCCAAGGGGCTATGTAACGCCCACTACAAGGCGGAGAAGCGAGCAGCGGGCGTCTACAAGCCGGAACCGTGGTCGGATCGCCGACGCGACAACTACCAACGCCGGAAGGCGCTCAAGAAGGGTTCCTCCACCGGCCTCCAGGTTTTGAAGGCGACCATCGCAGAGCGTGATCGGTGGCATTGCCATCTTTGCGGCGAGAAGGTCGAAGACTCCCTGAGGTGGCCGAACCCGCTGAGTGCATCTCTTGATCATGTGGTCCCGCTCTCTCGCGGCGGAGCTCACGATCCTGCCAACGTCCGCCTCGCCCATCTCGGCTGCAACGTCAGAAAGGGCGCTGGCGGAGGCGGTGAACAGCTGCTCCTCGTGGGCTGAACACGTTTGCTGCGCGGTGCGATGCCGTGCGGCTGTCCTATGTGGCGCGATGCCACTGAGGGAGTGAAGTCATGTCTCGTGGTGGCGCTCGTAATCGGTCTGGTCCTCCGCCTGACCCGAAGTCCGGCCGGTCTGATCGGCGTGAGCTGGTTCTTACGGCTCTGCCGTCCGAGGGCTACCTGGACGAGATCCCCGACTTCCCGCTTCCCGACATGTCCGTCCGTGAGGGCGAGGTGTGGGAGCAGGCGTGGCGTACGCCGCAGGCTTGCGCGTGGGCTGTCGAGCCGTGGCGCTGGCGCGCGGTGGCGATGTGGGTGCGCTGGTCGGTGCGGATGGAGGCCGAGGAGGCTTCGGCCGCGCTGGGCAACGTGGTGGTTCGTTTCGCTGACCAGATCGGGATGACGCCGGCCGGCCTGAAAGAGAATGGCTGGGCGATAGCGAAGGACCAGCTGGCCGAGAAGCGAGCCGAGTCCGCCGAACCGACTGCTGCCCCACCGAGCGACATCAAGAACCGGTTCACGGTCGTCGCTGATGGCTCCGGAGGCTAAGCGGTACGTCGTCGACTTCCCAACTCTGTGGGTTGTCCCTGCGTGGATCGAGCATCACTGCATCATCCCGGACGGCTTCCGCAAGGGTGCCCCGTTTCGTCACTACGACTGGCAGTTGTGGTGCACGGTCAATCACTACCGGGTCCGCCCGGGTGTGGCCGCGTATGACGACAACGACTATCCGGTTCGGGCTGCGGCGTTCCATAACCGCAGGTCGCAGGTCATTGCGCCGCAGAAGACGGGCAAGGGTCCGTGGACGGCGACGCTGACGTCGAATGAGGCGGTCGGGCCGGCGCTGCTGGCTGGTTGGGCTGGCGACGATGACGGCTATGTGTGCGCTGAGCATGGCTGTGGCTGTGGCTGGGAGTATCCGTACGATCCGGGCGAGCCGATGGGTATGCCCTGGTCGACGCCGCTGATTCAGCTGTTGGCGACGTCTGAGGATCAGGTCGACAACGTGTATCGGCCGCTGCAGGCGATGGCCCGGGGTGGTCCGCTCGCTGATCTGATGCTGGTCCGTGAGGGCTTCATTCGGCTGCCGAATGATGGCCGGATCGACGTGGTTACGTCGTCTGCGCTGTCGCGTCTGGGTAACCCGATCACGGCCTACTTTCAGGACGAGACCCAGCTGTACAACCAGAACAACAAGATGGTCCGAGTCGCTGAGACTCAGCGCCGCGGCGCTGCTGGCATGGGCGGTCGTGGCGTCGAGACGACGAACTGCTACGACCCGTCGGAGCAGTCGACGGCGCAGCGGACCCGTGAGGCGAAGGCGAAGGACGTCTTCAAGTTCTACGAGCCGCCGCCGGCCGGGCTGAAATACACGGTCAAGGCGGAGCGCCGGCGGATCCACGCGGCCAACTATGCGGGCTCGCCGCACGTCAACCTCGACTCGATCGAGGGTGAGGCGGCCGAGCTCGCCGAGAAGGACCCAGGGCAGGCGGAGCGGTTCTACGGGAACCGGATCGTGGCCGGCCTGGGTACGTGGATGGACGGCGACAAGTGGAACGAGCGGAAGAAGCTCGAGGATGTCCCGCTCAAGACGCAGATCGTGCTGGGCTTCGATGGCTCTGACGTCGATGACTGGACAGGGATCCGGGCGCAGACCAAGGACGGTTACCAGTTCACCCCGGTGACGCCTGACGGTGGCCCGACGATCTGGGATCCGTTCAAGCACGGCGGTCAGGTGCCTCGCCTCGAGGTCGACGCCGCCGTGGACTGGCTGTTCGAGAACTACGACGTGATCCGCATGTACGGGGATCCGCCGTACTGGGAGACCGAGCTCGACGCGTGGGCCGCGAAGTACGGGGAGAAGCGCGTTCTGCGGTTCGAGACGTACCGGCCGGTGCAGATGCACGCCGCCTGTGAGCGGCTGCTGGTCGACGTGAACAAGGCCGAAAGCGCGTTCCACCACGACGGCTGCGACATCACCGAGCAGCACATGCGGAACGCCCGAAAGGCGCAACGCCCATCGAACCGGTACGTCCTCACGAAGCCGGGCGACGGTCGAAAGATCGACATGGCCGTGGTGTCGGTGATCACGAACGAAGCGGCCGGCGATGTCACCGCCGCGAAGCTTTGGAAGGTCCGTCGTCAGCGAATGGTCGTCATGAGGTAGAGGGGGTCCGCTCGTGGCTGTGCCCACAGAAGACCTCGACTGGGTGAACTACCTGGCGATTCAGCACGACGCCGAGAAGGGTGAACTGGAGGCTCTGGACCGGTATTACGAGGGCACGCAGCCGCTCACGTACATGCACCCGGAGATCCAGCGGGAGCTCGGCGACCGGATCGCGCCTGTGGTGATCGGTTGGCCTCAGTTGGTGGTCGATGCGGTCGAGGAACGTCTCGACGTGGAGGGCTTTCGGCTTCCCGACGCTGACTCGGGCGATGATGACCTGATGCGGGTGTGGCAGTCCAACGACATGGACGAGCAGACCCAGATGGGTCACGTGGACGCGCTGACGATGCGCCGCTACTACCTTGCCGTTGGGTCGAACGAGGCCGATTCAGACACGCCGCTGCTGACGGCCGAGTCACCTCTCGAGGTGTTCGCGGACATGGACCCGCGCACGCGCAAGCCACGAGCGGCGCTGCGCCGGGTGACCGAGGAAGGCGATGCGGCCAGGGAGAGCGAGCGATACGCGACGCTGTACCGCCCCAACCACACCGTCTGGTATGACTGGGCGGGCGGCTGGCGGGAGATCGACCGCGACGTGCACAACGTTGGCGTGCCACTGATCGTGCCGGTGGTGAACCGGGCCCGGCTGCAGTCGTCGCGGCGCGACCGGACGGGTAACCGGGTCCGCTATGGCACGTCTGAGCTGTCGCCGATCATCCCGTTGAGTGATGCGGCGAACAAGCTCGCCACGGACATGATGATCGGAGCGGAGTTCACAGCGATTCCGCTGCGTGGCTTCTGGGGAATCAGCCCCACTGACATGGTGGACGAGCAGGGCAACCCCATGACCGCGATGCAGGCGATCATGGGCAAGTTCCTGACCCTCGGCGAGTCCGAGGGCAAAGAGTTTGAGTTCCGCGCTGCGGACCTCAAGAACTTCCACGACTCGATCAACCAGCTAGCGCGCCTGGTTTCGTCGCTGGCTGGCCTGCCCCCGGATTACATGGGCCTGGCGACCGACAATCCGCCGTCGGCGGAGTCGCGGCTGGCTGGTGAGATCCGGCTGATCAAGCGGGCTGAGCGGAAGCAGCGGGCGTTCGGCGGCTCGTACGAGCAGGTCGGCCGGATTGTTCGGCGTATCCAGACCGGCGAATGGGATCCGAAGCTGCGTCGGCTGGAGACGATGTGGCGGGACGCCTCGACGCCGACGGTCGCGCAATCGGCTGACGCTGCGGTGAAGAAGTACACGACGTCGCCGAACCCGATCGTGCCGCTGCGACAGACCCGCGAGGACCTCGGCTACACGGACGCGCAGATCAAGAACATGGAGAAGGCCGACGACGAGGCCGCCCGGCGGAACCCGCTAGGTGTGATCGCGAACCAGTTCGCTGACCAGAGCGAGGCGCCGGCCGATGGCGACACTCGAAGCGTCGCGTGATCGGTACGCCCAACGTCTCGAACTGAGTGACGCGCTCGCCGAGGTTGGCGATCGGACCTGGGCGGGGATTGACCGCTCGGACATCACCGGTTCGTGGCGGGAGCTCAACCCTCACCTGATGCTGGCGGTCTCCGGGGCCCAGCTGGCGGCGGCGCAGGGCAGCGACAGCTACGTGGACGCGGCACTCAGCGAGCAGGGCATCGACGCTGACCCCGAGGCCAGGGTTGTGCCGCGTCGGCTCGCCGGTATCGCTTCTGACGGGCGGACACTCGACACCCTTCTCGACCAGCCGCGGATCACCACACTGACGGCCATCCAGGGCGGGGTGTCGCCTGATCTGGCGCTGGCAACTGGCTGGGTTGATCTGGAGCGGATCCTTCGCACCCAGGTGGCTGACGCCGGCCGCGTCTCGGACGGGATCGCGGTCACGGCTCGGCCGCGTGTCGGGTACGTCCGGATGCTGTCCGGGAAGTCGTGCGGCCGGTGCGCGATCCTCGCTGGTAAGTGGTTCGCCCACAACCAGGGCTTTCTTAGGCACCCTCGTTGCGACTGCATTCATTGCCCATCGGTGGAGAACGTCGCCGGCGACCTCGCCACTGACCCGAAGCGGTATTTCAACAGCCTGACCGATGCCGAGCAGAACGACCGGTTCGGGAAGGCCAACGCCCAAGCCATTCGCGACGGAGCCGACCCAGCGAGGGTCGTCAACGCTGGGCGCAAAGGCGGCATCTACACCACCGCCGACGGGCGCCAGGCCACCCGAGAGCGTGGCCGCGGCATCGTCCGGATCACGCCTGAGGAGATCTACCGGATCGCCCCGGATCGTGCGACGTCGCTGGATCTGCTGCGGCTGCACGGCTACATCACCTGACTCCCGACCGCGCGATGCGGATCCGGGTCAACCCCTCTGCGATGGAGGAATACCTCATGCCCGAACCGACAGCTGGTCAGCCGGCCGCACCTGCGGTACCTGCTGCCCCGGCAACTCCTGCAACTCCTGCCACCCCAGCCGCACCGGCTGCGACCGCGGCGAGCGAACCGCCGAAGACGGACCCGCCCGCGGTCGACGACAAGCCGCTGGGCCCGAACGGCGAGAAGGCACTCCAAGCTGAGCGCGATGCTCGCAAGGAGCTCGAGAAGCAGATCGCTGCGCTGTCGCCGCTCCAGGCGATCGCGGATGCTCTCGGCGCCAAGAACCCCGCAGACGCCAAGTCGGAGCTCGAGCAGCTGAACGAACGGCTGTCGAACCACGAGGGCGAACTGGCCAGGGAGCGCGAGGCTCGTTGGCGTGCCGAGGTGGCACACGAGAAGGGCATGACGCCTGAGCAGGCGTTGGAACTCCGCGGCACGACCCGCGAGGAACTGGTCGCACATGCCGACCGTCTCGCCGCGCTGTTCCCAACGACGGCTCCCGGAACACCAGGTACACCCAGGCCGGACCCGACGCAAGGCTCCCGAGGCGCGGTCGACATCGACGCGCAGATCAAGGACGCCGAAGCCAAGGGCAACGTCCAAGAGTCGATCCGGCTCAAGCAAATCAAGTTCGCATCCAAATAGCCGCACGGGCAGGCCGATGGCTGCGCCCCGACCTCATTAGGAGGACCAGTCATGGCTGGAATTACCGGACAGGGCACCACCTTCAACGAACCCAACTATGTCGGTGAGCTGTTCGCAGTCTCCCGCGAGGACACCCCGTTCCTGTCCGCGATCGGCGGGCTCACTGGCGGCAAGGACGCCACGAGCACTCTGTTCCAGTGGACCACGTACGACCTGCGTGACGCCGCTGACGACCGGCAGCGACTCGAAGGCGCGAACGCTCAGACCGCGGGCGGGCGAGTGCGGGGGAACGTCAACAACGTGGTGGAGATCCACCAGGAGACTGTCGAGGTCAGCTACACCAAGCAGGCCGCGATCGGTCAGTTCAACTCGACCGGTTCGACCCACACGGGTGCCGTCGGTATCGCTGGCGGCAACGCTGTCACCGACGAGCTCAGCTGGCAGGTGGCCCAGGCGCTCAAGGAAGTCGCCCGGGACGTCAACAAGAGCTTCATCACGGGCACGTTCGCGAACCCGGCGACCAACGCCAGCGCGCGGAAGACCCGGGGCCTGCTCGCAGCCATCACCACGAACGTGATCGCCGCGGCCGGGGCGGACCTCTCCAACGCCAACCAGGAGCTGGTCGTCGACCTCATGCAGGAGATCTGGGACAACGGCGGCATCCGCGAGGGCGAGACTCGCACGCTGATCACGAACAGCACCCAGAAGCGCCGCATCACCACGTACTTCAAGGCGAAGGGCTACGAGATCGTGCCCGCGTCGCGGAACGTCGGTGGTGTGAATGTCACCAACATCGAGACCGACTTCGGCAACCTGAACATCATGCTCGACCCGGCGATGCCGCAGGACACGGTTGCGGTGGTGTCGCTCGAGGAGTGCGCCCCGGTGTTCCTGCAGATCCCGGGCAAGGGGTTCCTGTTCGTCGAGGAGCTGGCCAAGGCCGGTGCGTCCGAGAAGCGGCAGCTGTACGGCGAGGTTGGCCTGGAGTACGGCCTGGAGCTGCACCACGGCAAGATCACCGGTCTCTCGACCGGCGACGAGTCCTCGTCCTCCTGACCCGATAGCAGGGGCCCGCCGCGAGTGGGCCCCTGCTCACACCTGACCGGGGAGACCCATGTTCACTGCAACATGCGAGAAGTATCCGCAGCTCGTCGTCTACAAGGTGTGCCGGTTCCAGGACGGTAAGGCCACGGTGAACGAGCGGCAAGCTGCGAAGCTCCGCGAGCTGCCGGCCGAGTACGGCGTGACTGTCGATGGTGCTGCGCCGGCTGTGGCCGACGCAGAGAAGCCGCTGGAGAAGCGCACGGTGCCCGAACTCAAGGCGTACGCCGCGGAGCACGAGATCGACCTCGGCGCCGCCACCAAGAAGCCGGACATCCTCGCCGCCATCGTGGCCGCGGAGCGCCCGCCGACGACGAGAGCGACGACGACGAGCCCGATGCTGACTCCGAGGAAGACGAAGACTCGTCCGACGACGACGCCTGACGAACTGAACCGAGAAGGGGGTCCGCATGGTTGACACGCTCGCAACGAAGGACGACCTGTGGGCCCTCCTCTCGGAGACCGCTGACACGCTCAGCCCTGACGACGCGGACATGCTGCTGCAGATCGCCACGGGCGAAGTGCAGGCCGCCGCTGGCCAGGACTTGCTGCGAGTCGAGGACGACGAGATCGAGCTGATGGGCGACACGGGCTCGTGGCTGTCGCTTCCTCAACGTCCGGTCGAGTCGGTGTTGTCGGTGGAGATCGACGGCGAGGCCGTGACCGACTTCAAGAGGTTCGGGGCCCGGTTGTGGCGGGGCTGCGGCTGGTCGCCCTACATCTACGAGCCGGCGACCGTGGCAGTGACGTACACCCACGGTTACCCGGAAGGCGACAAGCGGCTGTGGCTGGCGCGGAAGCTAACGCTGAGCCTGGCCGCGCACCTGCACTCCAACCCGACGACCGCCACTGGCCTGTCGATCGATGACTACCGGGAGCAGTACGCCCAGGGCGCTGAGGCTCGCGGTGACCTGCTGCCGCCCCTGTCGCAGAAGCTACTGCGGCGCCGGTACGGGGCCCGTGCCGGGATCGTGAGGATCGGCTGATGTCGGCCGCTGCGGTGACGCTGCGCGGCCGGCGCATGGCCGAGGCGCAGATGGTGGACGCCTGCACGATCAAGCGCCCAACGGGCACCACGACGGACGCCGACGGCAAGGCCCATACGACGTTCTCCCCGGTCTACTCGGGGAAGTGCCGGATCCAGACGAACGACCCGTACGAGTCGCGGCCCGAGGTCGGAGAGCACGTCTCGACGGTTCTGCGGGATGTGCTGCAGGTGCCGATGTCCGTGGTCGGCGTGCAGGCTGGTGACGTGGTGGTGGTTACCGCCTCGGCGCTGGACCCGGATCTGGTTGGCCGGGAGTGGCGGGTTGCTGGCCCGTCGAGGAAGACGCATCAGACGATGCGTCGCTTCTACATCGCCGAGTCGGAGGTGACCTCGTGAACCGCATCACGGTGGACATGTCCGAGGTGAACCGGCTGGCCGCTGACTTCGGTCGTATCCCTGGCCGGGCTGTGCCAGAGGCCGACGCGATCTCAAAGAAGGCCGCGCAGAACATCAAGGACCAGATGGTCGCCGAGGCTGAGTCGTCCGGTTCATATAAGCACTTTGCCGCTGCGATCACGTACGACCGTGCGTTCGGCTTCGGGAAGATCGGCTATGAGGTCGGCCCCGACAAGGACCGCACGCAGGGCGCGCTCGGCAACATCCTGTATTTCGGCACGTCGAAGAACGGGCCGGTGCTGGACATCGAGGCACCGATGCGGGCCGAGGCTCCACGGTTCGAGCAGGCGGTCGGGTTGATGGCTGAGCGCCTGATCGCTGGCCGCTGATGATCGTCGAACACTTCGCCGCAGCGAAGGGGCTGCTGGTGACTGACGGGTTCGTGCCGGTGGCGCCGAACGCTGATCCGCCGGACACGGGTATCCCGCTGTACGACGGGCAGATCTCGAAGACCCCGCCGTACCCGTACGTTCACCTGTCGCTGCGGACGAACATGGACGCGATCGACCTCGCCGACACGCAGACCTTGTTCGAGGGCACGCTGGTGGTCCTCCACGTCGCCGCGACGGGCGACGGGCTGCGGATCATCCAGGACCGCACCCGATCGGCGTTGCTGAACGTCCTTCCGCAGGTGGCCGGCAGGAAGTGCTGGAAGCTCGCACGGCCGTCGTCGGACCAGTCGGCAGAGGACAAGGACGTCACCCTCACCGGTGCGAACGCTGGCCTCCACCCGATGTACATCCGGGACTACTGGCGTCTCGCGTCGGTTCCCGCTTCCGCCTGACCAACACCCCTCTATCCGCCTACCCCGAGAGGGGCGTTCGGCATGCCCAAGACCCGGTTCATCCGCGTCAAGGACCCCGCCACCCGGCACGAGTTCGACGTGCCCGAGCGGGACTGGCGCATCAAGAAGGGCCTCCTGGTCCCCATCAAGGCAGACCGGTATCCGCCGGCTGATCGCCCCCGAGCTGCGAAGCCGTTCGTCGAGCTCGCCCCGGTGGCGGTACCCCCGTCGGAGCCCGTGGTCGCCGACGCCGAAGACCTCGACGAATCCCTCGCCGAGTCCACCCCCGAACGACCCGGTAGGCCGCCGTCGCGGTCCCGATCAGACAAGGAGCCAGGCCAATGACTGACCTTCCTGCAACCCCGGCAGACGGCAACGTCTCGGTTCGCATTGTCGCGGCGATCGCAGACCTCGACGCGGTGGAGCCCACCGAGATCGACAACGTGACCTCCGTCGACGCGTCCTGCTACCTGACGAGCGACGGCTACTCGCCGAGCCTGGACGAGCAGGTCATCGCCGACGAGCGGCTGTGCTCGACGCAGGTATACGAGCAGCCCGGCCGGTTCACCCGGTCGCTCGACGTCATCTACATCGACAACACCAACACGACCGACCCGAACCTGGTGAAGGAAACCCTCATCCCCGGGTCGACGCACTTCCTCGTCGTCCGGCGCGGCCTGCCGTTCGACACCGCCTCGGCGGATGGGCAGACGGTCACGATCTCACCGATCAAGGCCGGCCAGTACAACGACCTGCCGCCCGAGGCGAACAGCGTCCTCAAGACGGGCCAGAAGTTGTTCGTGACTGGCGCGACGGTCCTCGCAACTGTCGGCGGGGACTCCTCGTCCAGCTGACCTCTGTACGCCCCGCGCAGCTACCTACCCCGGTCGGCTGCGCGGGGTCCAACTCAATGACCGGGGTTAGACCGGGGAGAAACACCATGGGCAAGATCAAGATCAACCGTCCGGAAGCCGTGCACAAGCTCGTCACCGACATGGGCCTGCGCGTGGAGTGGGAAGAGCTGGACGAACAGCTCCGCAAGGCGCGCACCCAGACGAGCGGGGACCGGCTCACTGGGAACGCCGAAGCGACCAAGCTGGCCGAGCGGATCCGTGAGCTCGAGGAGCGGATGGCGCAGAGCGAGATCTCGTTCCGCCTCAAGGGGCTACCTCGCCCAGCGTGGAACGTGCTCGTCGCAGAGCACCCGGCACGCCCGGACGACAACGGCGACGCTGAGGCCGGGTTCAACCGCGCGACGTTCTTCGACGCGCTCCTGACTTTCAAGCTTCCCGGTGGTTCGCCAGGGACGATCCTCGATGTCCGCGACCACGCAGGCGAGCTGATCGACTTCGACCCTGAGGCTGACTGGTCCGACCTCGCGGACGAGATGACTGACCAGCAGTACCAGGACATCGCGAACCTGGCTCACCTGCTGAACCGAGGTCGGGTGTCCATCCCTTTCTCGCGCGCCGCCTCGCGGATGACTCAGACCTCCGACGAGACGTCGCAACAGCCCGACGCCTAGGGATCTCCTACCGGCGCTTCGCAGGCACGGAGCCGCAGCAGGAGACGGTCTACGAGTACGACGAGGCGGGCCGCATGATCCGCTCGGTCACCACGACCGAGCCGGAATGGGACGACGCGGAACGCGACTGGATGCTCGCGCTCGCCGAGTACGAAGCGACGCTCTGCCCGCGCTGCGGCCGGCCCATCGAGGTGTGCACTAACCCGGCCAACGAGATGCGCTTCCGGGTACCGCTGCCCACGCGGTGCCACGCCACAACGGCTGTCCTTCAGACACAGGAAGCCCTGGGCAAGAACAAGTACTCAAGGCACGTCGGCGCGCTTCTGTTCCACGCCGAGCTCGCGTAGCCAGCCCCACGTCCGCCTCTTCCAGCAGAACGGGGTGAGTCGTGGCGAATCGCTCTGTCGTCATCAACGTCGGGATGAACGTCGGCGGCCTCGTCGCGTCCGCCCGGACGGGGACCAAGGCCCTGTCCGACATGGGGCGAAAGGGCCTCGACTGGACGGGGCAGCACGAGCAGAGCATCAACCAGCTGACCACCGGCCTCGGCGTGTTCGGCCTGGCTGCCGTGGCCGGCGTCGGCCTGGCGGTCAAGAAGTTCGCGGACTTCGACCAGGCGATGTCCAACGTCGAAGCGACCGGCGATGACGCCCGGGGCAGTATCGACGAGCTCCGCCAGGCTGCTCTCGACGCCGGTGCTTCGACGGTGTTCTCCGCGACGGAGGCGGCGGGCGCTGTCGAGGAGCTCGCCAAGGCCGGCGTCTCGGCGGCCGACATTCTCGGCGGTGGCCTGGATGGTGCGCTCGACCTTGCTGCGGCTGGTGGTATCGAAGTTGCCAGCGCGGCCGAGATCGCGGCCACCGCTATGACCCAGTTCAGGCTGAAAGGGACCGACGTCGTTCACGTCGCTGACCTTCTGGCCGCTGGTGCCGGCAAGGCGCAGGGCGGCGTCGCCGACATGGGCATGGCGCTCAAGCAGGCCGGCCTGGTGGCGAACCAGACGGGGCTGTCGATCGAGGAGACGACCGGCGGCCTGGCGGCGTTCGCCTCGGCCGGGCTGCTTGGCTCCGACTCGGGCACGTCGTTCAAGTCGATGCTGCAGCGGCTCACCCCACAGTCGACTGAGGCCGCGGACGAGATGCGCCGCCTCGGCATCTCTGCGTACGACAGTCAGGGTCAGTTCATCGGCCTGGCCGACTTCGCCGGGAACCTGCAGGCGGCCCTCAAGGATCTGACGCCCGAACAGCGGAACGCCGCTATGGCGACGATCTTCGGGTCGGACGCTGTGCGCGCTGCGGCGATCCTGTATGACGAGGGCGAGTCGGGGATCCGGAAGTGGATCGCTGCTGTCGATGACCAGGGCTACGCGGCCGAGACCGCAGCGACCCGGATGGACAACCTCAAGGGTGACATCGAGGGCTTCATGGGCGCGCTCGAGACGGCGCTCATCGGCGCAGGCGAGGGCGCCAACGGACCGCTGCGTGACCTGGTGCAAGGCGCCACCGATGTCGTGAACGCGTTCAACGGCCTGCCTGACGGAGCAAAGACGGCGTTGCTGGCGATCATCGGCGGCGGCGGACTAGTCGCCCTGGGCGTCGCCGGGCTTGGGAAACTCATCGTTGGGATCAGCAACACGAGGGATTCGCTGTCGAACCTCGGCGTGACCGCGGGCAAGGTCGGCACCGCGATGAAGTTCGCGGGCGCGCTCGGGGCTATCGGCGCTCTCGTATACGCCGCGAAGTCGCTGGGTGACGCGTTCGAGGAGAACGTCGAGGTCGGCGTCGGCGCGGCGAAGAAGACCCTGGCCGAGGCCACAACCGGATCTGACGCTGCCCAGCAGTCCCTCGAAGACCTGGCCGGGGCTGCAGCGTTCCTCAAGGATAGTGGTGCTGCCTGGACGGAAAACTGGGGTCGGGCAACCGAGGCCCTGTCAGGTTTCGATGGGGCGCTGACCGAGATGGTCTCATCGGGGGACCTCGAAGGGGCATCCGACCAGTTCCACCAGATCGCCGGCGCGCTGCGGGAGCAAGGCTTCTCTACGGAGGAGATCGCCCGACTGCTGCCTGGGTACACCGATGCTCTGGCCGGCGCTGAGGCTGAGGCGACGACCGCCGCTCCCGCCATTGGTGAAGTCGGCGCTGCTCTGGATGAGGCCGCTCTGGCATCGCAGGCCGCAGCAGACAGCCTGGCCGCTTACCTTGACCAGCTCCGGATCGCCACAGACCCGGTGTTTGCGCTGAATGACGCCGTGCTCGGCGTCACGCAGGCTCAGAAGGCGTACGACGAGGTGCTGGCCGATAACAAGCACACCCAGGAAGAAGCTGAGCAGGCGGCATTCGATCTCGCTGCAGCCGTCACCGACCTCGAGACCAAGGCTCTCGACGGCGAACTGTCATTCGATGCGTTCTCCGGGAAGCTCGACCAGTGGGTGAAGCAGGGCGCCATCACGAAGGAGCAGGCAGCCGCTATCCGCAGCCGTGTAGAGGATCTGACCGGGGCGGCCGAGGACTACCAGGGCAACTACAACTCCACACTGACCGCCACCGACCGGGCCAGCGGAACGATCGGCAGCGTTGACCAGAAGTTGGACGCGCTCAACGGGCGCACCGTGACCTCGGTCATCCGCACCATTCATCAGGACTGGTACAAGGGTTCGGGGGTCCCCGGCGGCCTTGCTAGCGGCACGGATAACTGGCGCGGCGGCCTGACGTGGGTCGGCGAGGAAGGCCCCGAGCTGGTCTCGCTGCCACGGGGAAGCCAGGTGTTCACGGCCCCAGAGTCACGCGGCATCGCCCAGGCCATGCAATCCGGGACCGTTCAGACCATGACCGCTTCGTCGGTCGGCGCTTCGTCAGCCACGACGACCGCGACTGCGCGGCTGCATCCGGCGGACATCGAGAGTCTGGCCGCAGCTGTCGCCCGGATCAACGTCAGCCTCTACGCCGACTCGGTGAAGATCGCCGAGTCGGCCGAAAAGGGCAACTATCGACGGCGGATCGCCGGGGCGAGGGTGTCATGAGCGGACTGACGTACATCGGCCCGCTGGGGAATTTGATGGAGGTCAAGTGCCCCGCGCCGGGCATTCCGACTGGTCGGCCTCGGTCGTCCTCGGTGCGTTCGACGTTGGGCGGCAAGGCGAAGGTTCAGCAGGGTGCGCTGCAGCATCGGCCGATGGCGTGGGCCATCCCGCACGCCCAGCCGTCGGACGTGGACAATCTGAACGGGCTGTGGCATGGCACGTTCGGTCCTCCGCCGTTCTACTGGTATGAGCCGGCCGCCGCTGTGGTGAACATGCTGCCTCCGGAGTCGGCGTCGCCGTATGCGGTGGATGGGCTGGCGGGCTGGGAGCTGTTCTCCGGGGCTGGCCCGCTGGCGGACGGTGGTTCGCTCACCCTGCCTGACGGGTCGGTGCACGCGCATTCGTTGTCGGTGCCCACGGTGGCTACGTTCGCGATTGGCCCGATTATGCCGTTCCTTCCGGGCCGCACGTACGGGGCGTGGGGTGTCGCGTCCACCTCGGCGAGCCGAGCCGTAACCATCTTCCTCGCCTATTGCGATGCGTCCGGGGCACCGCTTCTGTCCGGCGGGTACGGCACTGTGGTGAGCACGGCGAGCGGGGTCCGGTCTTGGGCCACCACCCTCACCGGCACACCCCCGGCCACGTCGGCCGGCCTGCGACTCCTGGTCAACACCCCCGCGGACAGCCTCGTGACGACGCTCGCAGCGCTCCGCGTCGCGGAAACCGATTCGGCTTTGACCGAGTGGCATCCCGGCCGGGGCCTTCCTCGGGTGGCGATCCTCGACGTGCCGGAGACGCTGCAGCAGGCGTACGGCGAGACCCGCTCGGACTACACCGTCGCGCTGCAGGAGGTTTAGATGCCTGCATCTGCGCCTGAGGGTTGGCCGACTGACACGACGGTGATGCAGCCGACGGTCGAGGTCACGGTTGACGGTCTGACCGGGCAGGCGGATCGGGTGTCGGTGACGCGGGAGATCGCGACCGACCTGCCGGATCAGGTGCGCGGGATTTCGGGGATGTCGTCGGCGTCGGCCACCATCGAGTGGACAGCTGACGATCCGGTCACGGGGCCTGGTCACTGGCAGCCGTTCCGAGGGCGAGCGGTCAAGCGGTCCGATGTTCGTCGTGTGGTCACGATCGACGCCGGCCTCGATGGCGTGACGGTTCCACTATTCCGGGGGAAGGCCGTCGCCTCGTCCGGTTCCACCGATGACGGGGCCCTGTGGCTGGACTGCGCCGACGATGTGATTGACCTGGCGCGCCCGGCTGATCTGCCGGCGTTGGCGTACCGGATGCCGGTGCCGGACTCGGCGAGCACGATCACGTGCGGGATCACCCCGTCGTGGGCGATGCACCGGGTGTTGGCCAACGCCGGGTTCCACAGTGTGCCGTCGCCGCGTCCTGGCTGCATGCTCAACGTGCCTCTGCAGGGCAGTCTGTACCCGGCCCTGGGTGTACTGACGGCTGGCGCGGCGGACACCGAGTTCCCTGGCACGTACTGGACGGAGCGGACCCACCGAGCCCCTGACGGTACGGAGACTCAGGTCGCGGGTTCCCGGCACGTCGGCTGGGCGGGCGGCGCCGCGCAGATCGCGGTGTGGTCGATGGGCGCCGAGGCGGCCGGAACCCAGGTCAGGGTTGCCCTGCACTATTCCGGCGCGGGCACGGTGTCGGTCACTCTGTATGGCGATGTCGGCACCGCCGACCCGGCCGAGACTCTGATCGAGATCGACGAGTCCACGATCGAGGTGTCCCGGCCCGGTTCGACCTTGGTCTCCGTGTCGTGGCCCGGTCGCGGCCCGGTCGAGATCACGATGACCTCGGCCTTCACCTCGAGCGGTACCACGAAGGCGCATGCGCGATGGGACGGTGGCACCCAGTCGTGGACCGGGGCCTCCCAATCGGTCGGCATCCCGCAGAGCGCCCGGCTGTCTCCGTCCTCTGGGTCGGTGGCGGCAGGGTTTCAGGTCGGCACCACGACCACGACGGCTTCCACGCCGTGGGGTTACGTCGACTTCGAGCCGACGGCCGACCTAGACGAGTGCATGGGCACGATCGACGCCACACCCGGCGTGTACACGCCGCCGGGTGGGAAGAAGTCCGAGCGTCCGTCCGTGTGGGGCGTGCTGCAGGACATCGCGGTTGCCGAGCTCGGAGTGTGCTGGCGGGCGGAGGACGGCACGCCCACGTTCCGCAACCGCAGTTCCCTGCGCGGCGTAGGCGTCACCGCAGTGCCACTCACTGCCGCCGACTCTCTTGAGGGCTACGCCTGGGAGGAGAACATCCAGGCCACCTACGGGTGGGTCGAAGTGCCCTACTCGCCGGTAATCATCCGGGAGTCCGTGGCCGCGGTGGCCGATGTGGACGTGTGGGAACTCAAGCAGCCGATGGTGCTCCAGGCTAACGCCAGGGTCACGTCGTCGGCCTGGGCGATCCTTACCGGCGTCCCGATCGGCCTCGACACCGCGATGAAGTCCGACCACTACGCGGCGACTGTTGGGTCCGGCTACCGGGCGGTCTCTCGAGCTGACGGCGTTTCGCGGACCATGCAGGTCACGGCCGAACAGACCAGCCCGCTTGGTGTGCGGATCACGGCGAAGACGTTCCCGCTGACGGGCAGCATTTACGACATGCTCGACCCGGACGGCGATCCGTGGATGGTGCTTCGGGCCCGCATGTCGATCGAGCAGCCCGATGACACCAGTGGTGAGGCCGTCGCGATTGCCCGGGCGGACACCTCGACCGAGGACGTCTTCACGCTGGAGTCGTCGCCGTGGCGGCAACACAACGTCGCCTCAACGGCGCTGGCCCGCTGGTTGGCGTCGGAGTTGAGGTCCCCGCGGCCGGTGTTGCGGGATGTGCGGATCGTCCCGGATCTGCTGCTGCGCCTGGGCGACATCGTTCAGATCGACCACCCCGACACCGAGCTCGGCGTGCGCGGCGTGGTCGTCGCGGTCAGCCCGGCGTTCGCCGATGGTGGCCTGGTCGACATGACCATCGACGTCCGCGCGCTGCCTGCCGTGTACGCGGAGCTGAAAGAGGTCTGGGCGGGCGACACGTACGACGACCTCAAGGCCGAGTGGTCCGGAGATGACTACGCCGACATGCGCGACGATCCCCTGAGGCGGTCCTGATGGCGGAAACCCCCGGCGGTCACTACTACCCGGAGGTCGGCGATCCGGTCGACGTCCAAGCTGACATGCAGTTGGCGGCGGAGGCCGCCGACGATGCGGTCATCGCGGCGCAAGGTCGGCCGTGGCGGTCGTTGCAGAAGACCACCTCGACCAGCGTCCCCCACAACACGTGGACAGACGTTACGGGGTGGGTGGGGATCAACAGCGACCCCGGCGACGGGTCCATCTCGTATAGCCCGGGCGCGCTCACCGTCTCTCAAGGTGGCGTGTACAAGATCCGCGCCCAGATCACCTTCGTGGACGGGCCGAACGACGTGGGCCTCCGCGCGGTGCGGCTGATCCGTAGCGGCGCCGCGATCGCAGTGGGCAGCGACATCGCGGAGATCGGCTCGCTGAACACGCGCTCGTGCGAGTTCCTGGGCTACCTGCCCTCCGGTGCTGTCGTCACCTGTCAGGCGTACCAGGGCGACGGCGTTGGGACCTCGTTCGGGTATCAGACGGCGGCCGGATACAACCTGTGGACCGCAGTTCTCCTCGTGCCAGACCTGGGGGCATGACATGGCCAACGCCCTGTTCTACCCGCCCGCGAATCGGACCGCCCAGTGGTTCGGCGACGACTTCACCGGCTCACTCATCGATCCGGACAAGGTTGTCTGGCACTCCACCGAGACGGGCAGCTGGCCAGGCTACGGCGGCGGCGCCTCCGCTCCGCACCTGACCTACCACGCGCTCATCCATGACTGGCGGCAGCACTACGCCTGCAACCGATCCTCACGCGCCCTACGAAACGCCGCCGGTGGTGTTGAGACGAACACCGACGACGCGCTGCAGGTCGAGCTCATCGCCTACTCAGACGAGCGGCTCGCAGCTCAGCGCGGCCATCTACCCATCTCCGAGCTCGACTCGCAGGCGCTCGACGACCTCGGAGAGTTCGCCGAGTGGGCGTACCGCGAGTTGGGCGTCCCGCTCAAGGTCGACCCGGGCTGGGTGCGCCGCGACTACCAGGCCGAGCACGGCATGTCCGCTGCCGCGTGGCGGGCGTTCGCCGGCCACACCGGGCACAACCGCGTCCCCGAGAACACCCACTGGGATCCGGCCCGCTTGGACATCGACGAGATCGTGCGCCGCGCTCGTGGCGCCAACACAACGGAGGACGACGACATGCCCACACCCGCCGAGTACGCCGCCGCAGTCTGGGACCACTCCAAGGCTCTCACCCGGACTGCCGCCGCCGTGTGGAGTTCGAAGATCGGCAAGTCGGGGAAGTCTGGCGGCACGCTTCTGCTGGAGACCTCCGCCAAGGTCGACGTTCTCCTGCAGACCGTGCGCGACCTGCCTGAGGTCGACACCGACAAGCTAGCCGAGCAGCTCACGGCGGCTGTCGCCAAGGCCAACGCCGATGCCATCGTGGACGAGCTCGCCGGCCGGCTAGGCGACAGTTGACGTGCCTGAAACGGAGCCGACGCCGTGGGAGCTGATGCGGATGATGCGCGAGATTCGCGACCAGCTGGCGTCGATGAACACCAACATGCTGACTACCGGCATGTTCGCCCTCTACCAGGCAGGCACCGATCGGCGGTTCGTCGGCATCGAGTCCGACATCGCAGACGAGAAAGCCGCACGGGCGAAAGAGGTCGGCAAGGTCGAGGCTCGCATGGACGAGCAGGACAAGTTCAAACGCGGCGTCTGGGCTTCTATTGGCGTGGCGGTTCTGGTGGCGCTGCTGTCGGTGGTGCTGAGTCTGGTCAGGATCAGCCCGTGATGAGGCGGCTGATTCGCTCCCTGCCGACTGCTGCTCTCGTGGTGGTGGTGGTTGCCCTGTTCGGCGTGGTGGTGTTCTTCATTGTCCTGGCGTTCTCCACAGCGGAGGGCTCGGCGCAGCGGCAGCAGGCCATCGAGGTTCTGGCTGAGGATGTTCGAGAGCTACGCGACCAGGTTCAAAGCGGCGGCGAGGAGCCGGTGGCGCCGCCGCCGGAGGAATCGGTCGACGATCTCCCTGCCGTTGATGTCCAGGAAGGTCCGCGTGGATCCCAGGGTCCGCCGGGGCCGCGGGGGTTCGAAGGGGATCCAGGCCCGCCCGGACCTCAGGGCATTCCCGGTGACATCGGCGAACGTGGAGCGACCGGCGAGCGCGGCCCAGGCGGCCCGCCTGGATCTGCTGGCGAGCCTGGATCTGACGGCGACCCCGGGAGCAACGGGGAAGGCGGACCGGCGGGGGCAGCGGGTCCGCCTGGACCACAAGGCGAGTCGGGTCCGCAGGGTCCGGCCGGTACCGCTGGCCCGCCAGGACCAGCGGGAGAGCCCGGCAACGACGGGCAGGACGGGACCGACGGCCAAGACGGTCAGCCGCCCACCTCCTGGACTTTCACCTACCTGGGCCTGTCATACCGCTGCGACCGTGACGAACCGTTCAACCCCGCTGCGCCGACGTACAGCTGCAGCCTCACCTGACCATCGACCAAGGAGACCCAATGACCACACCCACCCAGGTGCGCCGCCCTTGGCGTGCCGTCGCCCGCACCGTCTTCCAGGCCCTGATCGGGTTCGCTGCGATGTGGGCTGTCATCGTCGGGGCGCTTGATCTAAACCAGACCTGGCAGTGGGTCAGTGCCTCCCTCGCCGTCACTGGCGGCATCACCCGCGTCATGGCTCTGCCTGGCGTTGAGGCGTGGCTGCAGCGGTTCTTCCCGTTCCTCGCCGCCGACCCCACCAAGGAGCACTGACCCATGACGGACATCATTCTCAACATCGCCAAGGGCCGCATCGCCCACTACGCGAGCCTGCCGGGCACGAACGACGCGCTGATCGCCGTGCCGCTCGAGGCGTCCGGCCTGGTAGCCGACTCCACGATGGTGGACTACGACACCCTGGCCGCAATCCTGGCCGGCGCGAGCAACGAGCAAACCACCGTCGGCCGGGTCACCTTGACCAACGTCACCGTCACCGTGAATGACACCGATGACCGGGTTGACATCGACGCCGACCCCATCGCGTACGCCGCGCCGACCGCCTCGGCGGCCGTCGGCGCGTTCGTCATCTGCTACGACCCAGACACCACGGCCGGAACCGACGCCGACCTGATCCCGCTCGGGAAGTACGGCGTCACGTGGACCCCGGACGGCAACGCCATCTCCTTCGCGGTCGCTGACTTCGCCCGCGCCAGCTGACCCCTCCAACCACGGGAGGGGGCGTAAGCCATGACGATCGCCGTCGTCGATGTCACGACGCCCGATACTTCGAGTAGTGTTCCGGCCACTCTCACTTACAACACCGCGACCGTCGGGAACCTGCTGCTGGCGGTGGCGTCAGGCAAGCCGACGAGTCGCACCGCCACCACGCCGACCCCGTTCGCCGGGACCGGCGGAACGGGCATAGGCGGCACCGGGACCAACGGATCCGACACGGGGCCGACCCGTCTCTACCTGTGGTGGCGAACGGCGGACGGCACGGAGCCGGCCAGCGAACCGATCACCTGGTCGACCGTGCCGTCGCCGTACATCGGCGCGATGTTCGAATGCTCCAAGTCCAACGTCGGGGCGTGGGATGTCGCGTACGCCTTCGGGAGCGACTCCACCCAGTCGACCGGCACTGACGCGATCGACGCGACCGCGACCACCGATCCGGGGTTCACCACGGGCGACATGGTTGTCGTGGCCATGTCGTTCCCCACGGATCTCGGCACCTTCACCAACCCCCGGATAGTGATCCCAGGCTGCACGGTCGGCACTGTCGCCACGGAGCTCGCGTACCCGAGCACTTCGGGCAACGACGGCGGCATGCGCGTGTGGTCGGCGCAAGTGACCGCTGGTACCTCGACGAGCGCTCCGCAGTTCCTCTGCGATGTCGACGACCTGAACGCCTCCGCAGGCCCGGCCGGGTTCGCCCGCGTGCGTGAACCGGCCGGATCCACCCCGCTCGGCACCGCCACTGAGGCCGACGCCGCGATGCCGTTGACGGGTACAAAGGCTGGCACCCTCGGCGTGGCTGCTGAGACCAGTACCGGGGAAGCACTCGCCGGTGCGAAGACGGGAAGCCTCGGTCCGGCCGGCGAGACCGACACAGCCCAGCCGCTCACGGGCGAGAAGTCCGCAACGCTCGCCCCCGCGCTCGAGACTGACCAGGCCATCGCCCTGGAAAGCACCACCGGCCAGACCCTCGCCGTCGCCGTCGAGACGGACGCCGCGGTGTCACTGGTCGGGGAGAAGTCCTCGGCGCTTGGCACGGCAGCGGAGACGTCGGCCGCAGTCGGGCTGACCGGCGCCAAGTCTGGCGACCTGGGCGTCGCAGTCGAAACCGACACGGCCATGGCGCTGACGAGCGGCGACGAGCGCGACATCACCATCACCGGTCGAGTCCTGCCGTCCCGCTGGTCCGCCCGCGTCCTCCCATCCCGATGGAAAGCTGAGGTTCTACCGTGAGTGCTGAACGCTCGGTCCTCAGCAAGGAGTTCATCAACGCGGAGATCACCGTGACCGTGCTGCCCGGTGAGGATCCGGTCGTCCTGGACGCGCAGCCGGTGCGTCTCGCCGTTGTCCTCGAGAACGACCGGATCGACCCCGAGGAGGACGACTGGCACGAGGCCGAGTGGGCTGGCGATCCCGGCTCGACTCGCGTGGCGCGCGTGCTGGCCGGCCCCGGGACTGACGTACCGCTGGTGAAGGGCGGCTACTGGCTGTTCGCCGATCTCGTCGACAATCCCGAGATCCCGGTGATCCGGGTCGGGTACATCCGCGTCACCTGACCTACTCGCAACTCAGGCTCGCAACCTACTCGAAAGATCTACCTTTCAAGCCCCCGCTGACTTCGGTCGGCGGGGGCTCTTTCGTGTGCCCGGACGTACCCTCGAATGGTGAGGTGGACGGCGCGGGTAGCTGAGATCGACGGCCAGCGCTTCATCCTGGTGATGCACGGCCCGTACATCGTCGGCCGGTACGACAGCATCGAGGCGATGCAGGCTGATCCGCGCATCGACCACGAGGCGCTGGAGGTCGTGGACTGAGACCCGCCCTCGGAGTAGGTCACCTGAACCTCTCGGTCCACGCAGTGCCGTCCCACCAACGCGGCTGCCCGGTGCCCGGGTCTGGGTACCAGCCGGCCGGCGGGAGAGCCCGCGCGTCGTCGTCCGGTCGTGCAGTGTCCGCGTGCATCGGTGCCCTCGCCCTTCGTCGCATGATCCCGCGGAGCGGGGGAACGTGGCAGACGGGGAGCGGTGCGTGCAGGGCTGCTAGGTCACCGCTCCCCGCCCGTCGTCGCCTGACCTGAGAGGCCCCGGCCCCTCGCGACGATCGCGCTCGTCGGCGGGGACGAGCGCGCCGTCTCACGATATAGGAAGTTTGTATAAAGGCAACCCCTACCGCTGGCTTGGCTCGTGGAGAAGTCGCTTCGGTCGGATGACTACTGGTGGCTGCTGGTGGTCCTTCGAGATCTGCGCCTCAAGGCTGGGTTGACGCAGGCAGCGCTGGCGGAGCTTCTCGATGTCCCGCAGCCCTTCGTGAGCAGCTATGAGCGGGGCACGCGGCGGCTGGACGTCATCGAGTTAAGGCGCATCGCCGTGGCACTGGGGGTGACGGTGGAGAGCATCCTCGCGCTGCTTGATGAGCGGATGACGCCACCCAGTCCAGAAACCCCCAGCAGCGAATCGTCTCAGTCGTTGTAGCTGGTCCACACCCGTGCGCACGCTGCGCCTAGTTGCCGGGTCGTGTCCAGCGGTAGCCGCCTCGGCACTTCGATCTCGACCTGCCGCACGCCGTCACTCTCGGCGACGACGGATACGGACACCGCCTGGTTGTGCTCCACGAACGTGAAGAACTCCGTCTTCCGGTGGATGAGGTGCGGGCCGAAGCCCATCTCGCACCAGCCCTCGGTCGGACACTGTTGTACGTTCGTTGCCATGGTCCCTGCTCCTTACCTAGTGGGGTACCTAGGGCCCGTCTCCGGTTACCGCCGGGGGCGGGCCCGCTTCTGACTATTCAGGTCGTGCTGGGGGTCCGATCCGCTCGAATCTTGGCGCACTTCGCCCCGCAGAGGATCAGCCCGCCCGCGTGCGTCCACACGCCGTCGACAGGCCGGGTCATGGCCTCGCCGCAGTCTTCGCAGCTCGCGACGAGGGTTCCGTCGGTCCCATCCTGCCCGACCCGAACCGGCGCGGTCGACCAGTCGGTGAGCGAGTCGAGGTGCCGGTCCCACGCCTGGATCGCCGCGACGTAGGCGGCCTCTGAGGCAGCGACATCGCCGACGCCGTACGCCAGCGCCCGACCGAAATCGGCGCAGGAGAGAGTCATCGCCCGGGCCAGCCGATCCAGCTCACGACGCTGCTCAGCGGTGATCACTGCCGCACCTCCGTCTTCTCAGTCAGGGTGTCCACGTACTCCAGGAGCGCCGCCTCGGCAGCATCGGTCCGCTGGTACGAGTCCCGGTCCCCGGCGATGACCTCGTGACGGCCCGCGGTGACGCGCTCCCTGATCAGCGCCGAGCAGACGGTACTTCTGCTCCGGGGTCATCGCATGTCCTCCACGTTCATAGGGTCGTCGCCAGCGATCAGGGCCGCGGCCACGAGCAGCACCAGCAGCACGGCCCCGATGATCCAGTCCCGGCGCGTCATGAGTCGAGGGCGTCTTCGCATCGGGCGCACATGTCGGACTGGTCCTGGCTGGGCCTGTCGCTGCACATCGTGCACAGCTCGATCTCGTCGTCGTGCACATGGGTGTCCATCACTCGCCCACCCAGATGTTCATGCCGACCCACAGGTTCGCGAGGGCCCCGTACATCGCCGCCGAGTACGCCTTCACCTTGTTGCCGTCGCGGTCGTAGCAGCGGATCCGCGTCTCGGCGCCACCACCCGACGGGCCACACGAGATCCCACGCGCGGTCATCGTCTCGTCCTCGGTGATCTGAATGTCGACGATCGCGCCCGGGTCGTCCGTGACGATGATCAGATCCCCGGCAGTGGCGGAGTCTCCAGTGAACTCGGCGTACACGTCATCGACCCCGACGCACATGTGAGTGGCGTTGGCGTGGATCCGCGGAACGGTGAAGCCGGCGGGGGTCCGCTCGTCGAACCGGATGACGCAACCGCGGTGTGCGATGGGATTGTCGACGTCGGCCGGGCGCATGAAGTCGTCGATGACGACCGCGCCGGCTACCGCACCCCCGCCGAGAAGGCCGAGGGCGGCGAGGAGGGCGGTGACTGTGCGGCGGAGGGTGCGTGTCGGCATGAGCGTCCTTCGGTCGAGGCGGGTTGCCTCGGTGCCGCTGAGAAGAGACGCAATTTGCCGGTGGGCTACAGTGATGGCTACAGTCTCGCCATCATGAAACCTATCCGAGCAGGTAGAGAGCCCGAAGTCGGATTCGAACCGACGACCTACCGCGTCTTCGGTACGGTACTCTGGAGTGGAGGTCAGGACCAAATAACTGCTGGTCACAGGCTTTCCCTCTCAAGGTCCATACAGTCCTCATTAGCACCGTAGGCTACAGTGTTGGCTACAGTAGAGCACGATCTTAGCGAGGTGGCAAGTGCCTGACGATCAAGATCCCAAGAAGCCCCGCCGGCAGCGCGGCGAAGGCGGGCTCTACAAGCGAGCCAGCGACGGGCTATGGGTCGGGGCTATCACGCTTCCCACCGCTGGCACCGGCAAACGCCGCCGCCGCAAGACCGTCTCCAGCAAGACGATGAAGGGCGCCCAGAAGAAGCTCAACGACGCCAAGAAGAAGCTCGCCGAGCACGGCGACCTCGAGACCGCGGACCTCACACTCGACCGGTGGTTGCGGTACTGGCTCAAGACCATCGTCAAGCCGAACGTCGACCCCGAGACGTACAAGCGATATCGAACCAACGCCGAGAACCACATCATCCCCGAGATCGGGAAGCACAGGCTTGAGCGCATCACCACGGCCCACGTCCGAGAGCTGCACGCAAGGTTCGTCCGCCTCGATCTGTCTCAGTCCACCGCGAGCAGCGCACACCGGACCCTCGTCACCGCCCTCAACTCCGCCATGGCAGAACGCGGCCTCGGCCGCAACGTCGCCATGCTCGTCGACTCACCGCGGATCGCCGAAGCGGACCCGGTGGCGCTGTCGATGGAGGAAGTGCGCCGGTTCATGGGCACAGCGGAACGTTACCCGCGAACCGCATCGCGCTGGCTGGCCGGCTTCCTGATCGGCACCCGACAGGGCGAAACCATCGGACTCCGGTGGTCGATGATCGACCGGGACAACCAGATGGTCGACATCGCCTGGCAGCTCTCGCGGCTGGACTACATGCACGGTTGCCACAAGGAGGATGAGCCGCCGACGTGCGGGCGGAAACGCAAAGCCGACTGCCCCTCCGCCGAACTCGACATCCCGCCCGGCTACGAGTGCAAGCAGCTGTACGGGCGCCTGTGCCTCACCAGGCCGAAGAACTCGAGCCACCTGATACCGATGCCGCCGCCGCTGGTGCTCGCGCTGCAGTTGCGCCTGGAGCAGGTCGAGAAGGAGCGTGCCGGATACGTGTCCGACCATGACCTCGTGTGGTGCCGCCGCGACGGCGAACCCATCGCCCACGAGGACGACTACGACGAGTGGGTCGACTGGCTCGGAGCGTCCGACATCGAGCACGTGAAGCTGCACGCGGCGAGGCACACCACCGCCACCCTGCTCCGCGCGCTCGGCTATTCCATCGACGTCATCCAGATGATCCTCGGGCACAGCACTGTGCTGATGACCCAGAAGTACACCGAGATGGATATGCGCTTTGCGCGCGAAGCCCTAGCCGGGTACGGGGTGGCGCTGGCGATCGAGAGCTAGCGTGGCGCATGAAAGGTCCAACAGCTGGTGCAGCTGTTACAGCTATCGCCTCTCTTACACCTCTAGGGCCACTCCTACATTGCGTGCATGAGCATCGACGAGTGGGATTCAGCGCAGGTGTATCTGCAGGTGGCGGCCATTATCCGGGATCGAATCGCACGCAACGAGTACCGACCGGGGCAAAGACTCCCCGGCGAAAGAGCCATGGAGCAGGAGTTCGGGGTTTCCCAAGGCTCTGTCCGCCGTGCTTTGAAGATCCTCCGCGAGGAAGGCGCCATTGTGACCTACCACGGGAGGGGCACTTTCGTGCCGCCCGAGGGCTGGGATGCGACGCCATAAGCGGCATTTCGGACAGTGAGACGAAGCTCTCATAACGATCTGGTCACGTACCTTTTGAAGATCTATCCGACGTGCTCACACAGTCGTAGCGTGCCGGATATATCCTCCGATTAGCCGATTGCAATCGCAGGACATTTGTCGGCCCGGGCGGGCCGATTCGCGGGGTTTTACTAAGGGATCTGAGCGCATGCATTTGTCCATCATTGCCGCCATCGGACTGGGAATCACCTGGATTGCAGTAGCCGGCGCTGAGCGCCGAAGGGTCCGGAGAGAACGAAGACTCTGGGCCGAGAACAGAGAACTGCGAATCGCTCAGGCCTTCTGACTCCTGCGAAGTCGCTCCCGCGTTGCGGTTACCTCCTGCGCCTCGGCGATGACGTCCAGCGCCCTGAGCCGGAGATCGGCTGAGATCAGGTAGAGCAGGTCCATGTCGATCGCCTTGTGCCCGCGGAAGATCTTCGACAGCTGAGATTGGGACACGCCGACCGCTTCGGCTAGGTCCGATTGCGTGCGCCCGGCGCGCTGCAGCTCGCGGTCAAAGATCGCGGCGATCTCCCGCGTAACTGCGCTGGGTGCTGGCTTGTGTCCAGTTGGCATGTGGGAAGCATTCCACGAATCGCGGGTTCTAGTCCAGAATGATGACAGATAGTTCACATGAACTAGCCGTGTCCTCTTGCGTGGTTCATTCCATATGGCATACGGTCACGCCATGCCTCAAACCCCCCGAGAGTTGATCGCCGCCGAAGTGCGCGCGGAGATGGCTCGGCAGAAGGTGACGCAGCGGGGCCTCGCGAAAGCAACCGGCATCCCCTTCGGCACGCTGCAACGTCGTCTCACCCTCAAGGCCCCCTTCTCTTACGACGAGCTGGTGGTCATCGCCGGATACTTCGACCTCCCGCTCCTTACCCTCCTGGGTCGCGCCGAGCAACGAGCGGACGTGGCCTGATGGCGCGCCGCGGGCAGAAGCTCACCCCCGCCAAGGCCAAGGCGCTGGACTCCGCCGTCCGGAAGCTCGAGGCGAGGGAGGCCAAGAACGCAGCCCGGCAGGGCAGCGTCGGGCAGCGTGCCCGGGCCGCAGCCGGCCAGACCCCATCCGTCGGTCGCGCAGTGCGCGACGGCTGGATCAGTGGTGCGTGATGACGAACCTTCTACCCGTCGATTACGACGGACAGCAGATTCGGATGGTCAAGGACTCGGACGGCGCGGTGAGGTTCGTCCTCGCCGACCTGTGCGCCGTCCTCGACCTGACGAACCCGACGATGGTCGCATCCCGGTTGCACCCCGATGACCTAAGCACTACTGAGGTCATCGACTCGATGGGCCGGACACAGACGGCGCGGACCGTCAACGAGTCCGGGATGAACGACCTGATCATCGAGAGCCGGAAGCCCGAGGCCCGCGAGATCCGGCGCTGGCTTACCCGTGAAGTCATGCCGTCGATCCGGGAGACCGGCGCATACGGCACGCCACGGATGGACCCCAGCACAATCGACCGCCGCGCGTTGGCTCGGATGGTCATCGAAGCCGAGGACGCCCGGGAACTGGCTGAGGCGAAGGTCGCCCAGCTCGAACCGTCGGCCGCCGCCGGGGACCACCTCGCCAGCACAGACGGCGACTACGACGTCAACCACGTCTCGAAGATCCTCAGCCGCGACCCCGCCATCAGCATCGGCGAACGTCGACTGTGGACGTGGATGGATCAGAACCGGTGGACGTACCGGGGGAGCGACGGGAAGCGCCGCGCCTACCAGGCGCAGGTCGACAACGACCGACTCGCCGAACGCGCCCAGTCGCATCACCACCCGCGTACCGGCGAACTGATCCTCGACCCGCCGCAAGTCCGGGTGACCGTCAAGGGCATCGCTGACCTGCACCGGAAGCTTGGCGGCACCGAAGCGTTGGACCTCGACGGACAGCCGCAGCTCGCCCTCGTGGCGGGGGAGGCGTGATGGCCGACCTCGACCCGATCTTCATCGCCGTGAAAGAGGCCGCGCACCAGCTGTCAGTCTCGACGTGGAAGGTCTATGAGCTGCTCAACTCCGGAGAGCTCAAGGGCAAGTACATCGGCAGCAGCCGGAAGATCTACTTCTCGTCGGTCAAGGAATACGCCGACGGCCTGTCTGATGAGCGTGCATCATGACCCGCCCGAACTACGGCGGCGCCGGCAACCCCCACTACCACCAGAAGCCCAGCTCGGCGACGAACAAGGGCTGTGGCCTCAAGTTCATTGTGGTCGCCGCGGTGGTGCTGACCCCGTTCGTGCTGGTCCTGGCGCAGGTCCTCGACTACGTGATGCGGCTGCTGGCAGGTGTGATGTGAAGCCGCTCCGCACTGCCGACAAGTACCGCGAGCTGGCGACGGTCCACGCGAAGTACGGCGACAACGAGGAAGCCAAGAACCACCGAGCCCTGGCCCGCCAGTTCGACCGACTCGACGCGGTGCCGTGCGAGCACGTGTGGCAGCGGATCCGCGTCGTCCGAGGCCGAGCGCACGAGGTCTGCGCCCGCAACGGGTGCAAGCAGATCGTCTCGGACGCCACCCTCTAGCGCCGGGCGGGATGCGGGCTGGGCTGCCCCCGAACCCCCGCATCTCGCCCGGTATCAACCGAAAGGCCACGCGATGAACTACTCGCCCCGTCACGCCCGGCTCTACAGCCTCGAGCGCGAGAACGCCACGAACGGCGTCGTCACGATCCTCGACATCCAGTGCGACGCGGGAACCAGCGTCGTTGACGTGCTCGTCGAGCCGTACACGCCGCGCCACGCACGGACCTAGCAACAAGCGCCAATCCCCGCCGCACTACCGCGAAGCAGACGACGGGGACCGACACAACGGAGGGTATCCGATGCTCCACTTCCACCCAACAGACCCGCTTATCCCGCCATCCGTGCAGGGCGACCACGCGAGTGGCCTCCTGCGGGTCGACCTGACGTCCGTCGGTGGCGAGATCGACGAGTACGAGCTGACGATCGCCGACGCGCTGCGGTTTTCCCAACGGCTGCGGGACTCGGCGATGGCCATGCAGGAGTTCCTCAGCGGCCGGCGCGCGACCAGCACGCCAACCCCATGACCGCCGGATGGGACCGCGGCTGGTGAACCCAATCCCGCGGCCCGTCCGGTCCCCACGTCCCCGGCCCTGCCCGCCCCCTTCGCGGGGCCGGGGCGCTCAACCACCTTGGAGTTCCGCAATGAGTGACCGCCAAAACCTGGCCGCGCTGCTGTACAGCACTCTGGCTGTCGACCACGACGACGACACTCTGGTTGTCGGCTACTCAGGCCCGGACAGCTTTGACGTCACCTTCCCCTCGTGGGGTGACGCTATGGGCGAGTGCAAGCGGATCGCCGACGTCGCTCTCGCCGCTGGCTGGCGTCCGCTGCGCGATGGGAATGACGAGATCGACCTGGAGTCGGCGTCCCGCGAGGAGTTGCAGCGGGAGGTGCTGCGCCACCGAGGGACGATCGACCGCCTCGATGAGTTGCTTCGGCAGTCGAGTCCTCCCGTCCGCACGGTCTCGACGGTCGAGGAGCTGGAGGCGCTGCCACAGGGCACGAAGCTCTACTCGCCGAAGACCACCAACATGTGGTGGCCGACGCCGACCCGCATCGCCAAGTGGGAGGGCACCGGTGGCGGCTACACCTTCACCGATGACCTGCTCAGGCACGAGGGCCCGCTGACCGTCATCCACGAGGGCGGTGCCTGATGGACTGGTTCCTCTGGCTGACCGTGGCGTGGTGGGGGCTGAATGCCCTGCTCGCCGTGGCCTTCATCGGCAAGACGCACGAGTTCACCGTCAGCGGGGCCGTGCTCATGCTGGTCATCTACGCGGCCCTCATCACCGGAATGGTGGTGACCCGATGACCCTCGATGAAGCCCGCGAGCGCATCGGCTCCGGTGTGGTCTATCAGTCGCGTCCTGGCGCGCCGCTTGAGGATGGCGAGATCACCTCGGTGAACGACACGTACGTCTTCGTTCGCTACACGGGTGACCGGACGTCGAAGGCCACGTCGCCTGGCGCATTGGAGTTCCTGGCGGTGTCCCCGTGACCCGCCACGACGACCGTCCCCCCGTCCACGTGCCCGACGCCCCCGAGGTGTCCGGCCCGGACGCGGACGACCTGGGGCTGGAGATCTGCCCCCGCTGTGACGGGGACGAAATCGAGCCCGCCGACGGCGCGTACCCGAAGCACTCGATCCCGTGTCGTCGCTGCCTCGGCGACGGAGTTGTGGAGAAGGACGGATGAGCGCGCCGATGCCATGGGAGGCCGACAACCCCGAAGAGGCGTACGAGCTGTGGCAGCTCGCCGTCGACCAGGGCGCCGACCCGCACGAGCCTGACTGGAAGGGCTGGCTATGAACCTCAAGACCCTGACCGCCCGTACTGCCGTACTCAAGGCGCTGCGCGACGCGATCGACGCCGAGCTGACCGCCAGCCGCGCCGACGTCCTCGACGGGCTGCTCGACGCCCGGGACAGCCTCGGCGTGAAGGCCGTTGACGTCACGCTGCCGGACGGGACGAAGGTGGCCACGGTGACTCTGACCGAGCCGAAGGCACGCATCGCCGTGACGAACGAGGACGCCTTCGTCGCCTACGTGGCCCAGCGGTGGCCGACCGAGGTCGAGACGACCACGGTCACGAAGACCGTCGTCCGCCCGGCGTGGCAGAAGAAGCTCCTCGAACGCCTGACGGCCGCCGGCGACGGTGACGCCGCGGACACCGAGACCGGCGAACTGGTCGACGGCGTGACCGCGTACCCGCCAGCGAGGCCGTCGTCGTTCAGCCTCCGCTACGCCGACGAGGGCCGCGACCGGATCGCCGCCGCCTACCGCGCTGGGGACCTTGGCGCACTCGCCGACCTCGGCACCACACCCGCCATTGAGGAGCCCAAATGAGCAAAGAGATTGTCGCGGTGCATCCGTCGACCCTGACGGAGCGCATGACCTACGCCAAGGCCCTGGCTACGGCCGACCTGCTGCCGCCCGCCTATCGGAACAAGCCCGGCAACGTCCTGCTCGCTGTAGAGCACGGCCAGGCCCTCGGCATCTCGCCGATGACCGCGATCCAGGGCGTCCACATCATCCAAGGCAAGCCGACCCTCTCGGCGGACCTCATGGCCGCTCTGGTGCGGCGCGCTGGCCACCGTCTGCGGGTCTCGGTTGATGCCGTTCCGTCGGCGACTGCGCAGCTGATCCGCAGCGATGACCCGGACTGGACGTTCGAGGCGACGTGGGACATGGCGCGCGCCGAGGCTGCAGGGCTGCTGGGCAAGGACACCTGGCGGCAGCACCCGACGGCGATGCTCAAGGCCCGCGCGATCTCCGAGGTGATCCGCGAGGGTGCGTCGGAGGTGCTGCACGGCCTCATCTACACGCCGGAGGAGCTGGGCGGCGAGGAGCCCGCAGAAGGTGCCGACGTCACCGAAGCGCCGGCCGCTCCGCAGAACGTGAACACCGAGACCGGCGAGATTCACGAAGCCGAGGTCGTCGAGGACGGCCCGGCCCCACAGGCGGACGGCGGGGAGCCCGTCAGCCATGTTGCCGACGCGGCCGCTGATGAGGAGCCCCTGGGCTCAGGTGGGGAGACCTCCCCGTCGTCCCCGCCGATGATCTCCAGCCAGCAGACGAAGCTCCTCGGCGTCCTGATGAAGGAAGCCGAGCTCACCGAGCGGGCCACGGCCCTGGCGTACGCGGCGAACGTGATCGGCCGGGAGATCGGCAGCCGGAATGAGCTGACCCGGGACGAGGCAAGCCGCGTGATCGAGGCGCTCAAGACGGACGCCGACGTGCTGGCAGGCGTTACTGACGCCCCCGCCGACGACCCCAACACCCAGTGGGACCAGCCCGACCCGAAAGCAGGTGCGTGATGTACGTGAGCGCCGAGACGCATCCGCCCGACCGGAACAACCCGGAGGGCATGTGTCCCTCCTCCCTTGATGGGTGGGAATGCACTCGCACGGACTCGCACGGCGGCCCGCATGTGGCGCACCTCGGACAGCAGATCCAGGCCGTCTGGGACGACGACCGCACGACCGACCCGAAAGCAGGTGCGTGATGGCTCGCTGCGAGTTCTCCGACCTCTCCGAGGAGTCGTGCGCGCACTGCACCGGCCGGACGGGTGAGCCGGAGCCAGGCCACGTGGAGATCGCGTACTGGTTCCTCGCCGTCTACCCCGGTCGGTGCGACTACTGCGATCGAAGCTTCGACGCTGGCGACCAGCTAGCGCGCACCACTACTGACCACGACCTGATCTGCGCTAGGTGCGCAACCCCCGCCTAACAGCACGACGGGCCCGCCGCCTGCCAGCCCGGGCCCATCGCAACCAACTACCAGAAAGGTACCGCAATGACCGCCCTGCTGGTCGAGCTGGAAGGCAAGACCCTTCCGCTGACGAAGTGCTCCTGGATCACCCAGGCGCCCTGTGGCTGCGTGTCCGGGATCATGATGGCCCACCTCGCCGACAGCGATCACATCGCCGCCACCGAGGACCAGGCGTGGAAGCTGCTGTACGAGCACGAGACGGCGGCGCACCGCCGCCGCGACCAGGCCGCCGGGTTCACCATCCGGCTAATCGCCAGCGACGAGGGCATCGACCTGCTTCGCCGCGACTGCGAGCACGAGCCGAAGTGGGGAATCACCCCTCGCCCTGAGGTCGAGGGCATGACGTGGGCGGTCACCGACTGGCATCGCCCTAACCAGCGCCTTCACCTCATCGAGTCGGCGGGAGTGGCCCGCAAGTGGCAGAGCGGGATGGCTCCTGTCGTGGCGCTGTGTAGCAAGTCCGACAACTGGTGGACCGCCAACGATCACAAGATCCACCGGGCGATCACCTGCCGTCGCTGCGAGCGCAAGGCGGCCACCTCATGACCGCCGTCACCTTCCTCCTCCTCGCCGCGGTCATCGCTGCCGGGTCGTGGGCGCTGGGCCGCATGGGTCACGGCGAGGCCATCGACGACGCGAACCGTGAGGAAGCCCGCGCCGACCTGGCGGTGGCGTCGATGCGGCGCGCCCTGCGGCTGGTGAAAGCGGCCCGGGCCACCTCGACCGAGCGTCCCTGGTGGCTACCTGAACCCCGACGTGCACGTTACGTGCCGCCTGCTGCGCGTGTGCGCCGGGCGCAGAGAGAACTGGAGATCTGATGACCACGCCTGAGATTCGCGAGCTGACCGAGGCCATCCGCCTGACCGTGGAGTACGTCGGAAACGACACCCTCCCGGCACTGGAGGGCTGGTCGTGGTTCGACGCTCTGCGGAAGTACGCGCCCGAGGTGGCCGAGCAGTTCGCCAACCCTCCGAAGATGGTGAGCGGCGAAGACCTGCCCACTTCTGGGGTCAAGGTGTGGCCGGGTCGTGAGATCGCGGCCATCGTGTACGAGGACGAGCTTCCCGATGCCTTCGACGGTTACGAGGGCAAGGGCGTCACGGGTGGACCGGTCTCGGTACCGGATTACGTCACGGCCGAAGATGCGCTGAAGTTCGCTCACGGGCACATCGCCATCGCCCGCCACATCGAGGCCCGTGACGCCGCAGCGAAGGCCAAGGCGGACGAGGACGCCGAGGAGCGCGCCAGGGGTCTCGAAGACCTGCGTAGGGCAATCAACAACAACTCGACGCCCGGACCGTTCTACGAGTGGGCCGAGAGCATGTATGACGCTGGCGTTCGCGTGGTGACCGCATGAGCGACTACACCGAAGGCCCCATCTCGTTCGACCAGATCCGCGAGGGCGACGAGCTGGAGGTGACGTTCAACTGGCTCGGCCTACAGCAGCACCGGACCGGCGCCGCTGCAGTGCTCAGCGGTACCGGGTCGTGGCTGACTACAGAGGGCGGCTCCCTGGTCGTGAGGTCTCTCGATCCCACCATCCACCGCAAGCCGCGCCCCGTCCCCACCTACGAGCCTGGCGTCACCGGCACCGCGACCGTGCGGGGAGTCGAGGGCGTGCGGGTGATGAAGCGCGACGAAGACGGCGAGTGGTTCTCGGCCACGAGGGTTGCCGGGTTCGTCCACCAGGACGCTGACGTCACCGACTTCACCCCGGACCCGAAGCCGCTCACGGCGGAGAGCGTCGAAGAGCTGATCGAGGCGGACGGCGGCCTCGTCGTGCAGCTACAGAAACGGCCGGTGCAGCAGCCTGACGGCGCGTACCAGGACGGATTCAACAGCGGCATCTATGAGGCCATCCGAATCGTCCGCGAGTGGGCCGCCGGTCAGGGTGTCCGGACGGGCGGCGCGGAGTGAACGCCCCCACGCGTGACGAGATCACCATCCCGCGCCCGACGATCCCGTACGGACCTGACCACCTGACCCGCGACGAGGCCGACGCCTCCTACCTACGTGAGGCCGCGAAGGAGCTCGCGGAGTTCTACAAGCCGTTCGGGTCGAATCTCCGCGCCACCATCGTGAAGCTGATCAACGACGCAGCCGACGCGATCGAGTCTCCTACCGTCGTCGCCCCGCCCGCACCAGCGCTGAGTCGCCCCCAGGTCGCACGGGATGGAACTGACAGGGCCGTAGAGCACTGCCAGGCGGAGATCTGGCCGAGTTGGTCCGACACCTGGCGGGCATGCGGAAGCGTTGTCCGCCCCGATGGCCGCTGCACCCGGTACCAGCATCCACGTGACGCTCCCACTGAACTTGCCGTCCCGCCCGCCACTTCCAAGTCTGCGGCCCCGGAGTTGGAGAGTCGGGACGAGCTGGCCGCCCTTGCGCGCGTTCGGGCGGTGCTGGACGAGTGGGCATCAGCCGACCCTGACGCACCGAACCACGAGCTGTGGCAGGCCGTCCGCATCGCTGTCGAGGGCGCACAACCGGACGGGGGCGACCGTGGCTGACCGCATGACTGGCATCAGGCCCACCGACCGGACGCGCAGCGCACAGGGCATCGGCTTCATGGACTACGGACGCCACAGCCGAGCGGACATGCTGCGCCGGTTCCGCGAGCACTACCGACACGAGCTGGAGAAGGCGCAGTACGCGCTGTCGGTGTCCGGTGACGAGCTGATTGTCGAGACGTTCCTCGGCCCGTGGGCGATGCGCAACGTGCAGGAGGTGTCCGATGACTGATCCGACCACACCCCAGCCGCAGACCGCCGAGCGCGTCCTCGTCTGCGGTGGCCGCCACTACACCGACCACGAGCGCGTCTCCGAAGTGCTGTCGCGCCTGGACTTCGCCGAACTCGCCCACGGTGGCGCGCCTGGGGCCGATGCTCTCGCGGCATGGTTCGCGGTGGCGAACGGGAAGGTGGCGCGGCAGTTCGCCGCCGACTGGAAGGCCCACGGCAAGGCGGCCGGCCCGATCCGCAATCAGCGGATGCTGGCCCAGTTCAAACCCGATCTCGTAGTCGCCTTCCCCGGTGGGCGCGGCACCGCGCACATGGTGCGGATCGCCCGAGAGGCCGGGGTTGACGTCATGGAGGTTGCCTCGTGACCGGCCAGCCGCAGACCCCCGAGCAGGTGACGCAAGTGGTGCTGGCGCGGCACCGGCTCAAGTACGTCGGCTACGCGATACGCCCGGAGTGCTCGGGCTCAGGTTGCAAGTGGCAGCCAGACGACCCGAGCGCCGTCGAGGACGAGCACGCCGCCCACCAGGCCGCGTCGGTGGTGCCCGATGCCTAGCCGCATCCAGATGACCCGCCAGCGGCCATGGCGCGCCGACCACCCCGACGCCGTGATCGTGGCGCGTGGCTCCGACTGGGGCAACCCGTACCGCGTCGGCGAGTTCGCTCAAATCCAAACGCCCATCAAGGGCAGCGACAACTGGTACGGCTACCAGCCGATCATCACGCGAGAGATCGCCGTCCTGCTGTTCCGCATCTGGATCAGCGACCGGCCCGAAGGCCAGATCCGACACGAGCTCGCTGGCAAGGACCTTGCCTGCTGGTGCCGCCTGGATCAGGCGTGTCACGGGGACGTGTTGCTTTCCATCGCGGCTGGAGGCAGCGATGCCTGACGGACCTTGGGCCACGCCCATCCAGCGACCCGCTACCTGCTCGAAGCCGTACCGCTGGTCGACGATGCGCGGCGGCTGCCGCTTCCACCCCGGCCACGACGGGCCATGCAAGCCGAGAAAGAGACGCCGATGACCACCCCACCCGCTGACGACCTCGCCTGGGTCGCCGAGACCGACCGTCTCCTCGCCGCACGCGACACCCACCCCCTCGTCGCCGAGCACGCGATGCGGATGTACGCCCACCTGCGTAACCACGTTCCCGAGATCCGGGAGCTGGCGGCGGAGGTGGTGAGGCTGCGGGCTGCTGCCGATCGGCTGCGTGGAGTCCACGACCCCCTCGAGCACGCTATTCACGGCGCGGTGTGCATGGAGTGCTCCCATGGGCCGGGCTGGGTCGCCTACCCCTGCGCAACCATCGACGCCCTCGCTGGCACGTCGGCGGCTGACGGCGGGGAGGGGACGTGACGGACCCAACTTTGCGACTCCTGAGCCTCGGGGCGGGCGTCCAGTCCACCGCACTGGCCCTCATGGCTGCGGCCGGTGAGATCCCGGATCTCGACGGAGCGATCTTCGCCGACACCGGCTGGGAGCCGAAGCGGGTCTATGACCATCTCGACCTGCTGGAGACGGTCCTCGCCGATGCGGGCATCCCGCTGCTCCGGGTGAGTAAGGGCAATCTGCGCCACGACTCCATCGACCCGGCGCACCGGTACGCGAGCATCCCGTACTTCGTCCGTAACCCCGATGGATCGGACGGCATGGGTCGCCGGCAATGCACCAGCGAGTACAAGCTAGCGCCGATCAACCGGAAGGTCCGCGAGCTGCTGGGCGCGAAGGCGCCGGACTTCCGCCGTGTCCCGAAGGGCCGAGTCATCGAGCAGTGGATCGGATTCTCAACGGACGAGATCCACCGCGTGAACGACAACCGCGGCGTCTCATATGTGCGGAAGCGGTACCCGCTGCTCGAACTGGGCATGGACCGCAAGGCGTGCGATCGGTGGCTGCGCAGCCATGGGTGGACCTCGGTAGCCAAGAGCGCGTGCATCGGCTGCCCGTTCCACGGCAACGCCCAGTGGCGCCGGCTCCGCGACGAGAGCCCGGAGGAGTTCGCCGACGCGGTGGAGTTCGACAAGGCCATCCGCAAGGGCGGGGCCAACCCACTCAGCGGTGAGGCGTTCCTGCACCGCTCACGCATTCCGCTCGACATCGCGCCCATCGACCGCGTGACCGCCCGCGAGTGGAGCGACCGGCAGACCGACGTGTTTGACGCGCTCGAGGATGGCGACCCGGACGGCTGCTCGCCGTACGGCTGCCGCTCCGGTGAGCCAGTCGAGGGCGGCGCCGCATGACCACCCCCTGGCAGGACGACGCCCTCTGCGCCCAGATCGGCGGCGATCTTTGGTTCCCGGACAAGGGCGAAAGTCCGGCCCGGGCCAAGCGAATTTGCCGCGACTGCCCCGTCCGACTGCCCTGCGAGGAAGCGGGCCGGTACGAGCCGCACGGCGTGTGGGCCGGCATGACCTACCGCGAACGTCTCGCACTGCGCCCGACGGAGGCCGCGGCATGACCGGCTCGACGCACGCCACCAGCACCGAGTGGGTACAGGACTGGCGCGACTTTGCCGTCTGCCGCGGCATGGATACCAACACGTGGTTCCCGACGCCGGGCCAGCCCGCAGCCCGCAAGGCCGCCATGCGGATCTGCCGAGAGTGCCCGGTACGTCGAGCTTGCCTGGTCGACGCGATGCGCATGGAGGCCAACAGCAAGAACACGATCCGCCACGGCATCCGCGGTGGGCTCACGCCTGGGCAGCGGGCCGGGCTGGCTAAGGGTCAACGACGGAAGGAGGTGCCCGCATGATCCAAGCCACACCCACGTGGTACCGCGGGACCCAGTTCCGGTCGCGCCTCGAGGCCGACTGGGCCGCCACGTTCGACCACCTCGAGTGGTACTGGGAGTACGAGCCTGTCGCGGTGCAGCTGCCCGACGGGACGAACTACCTGCCTGACTTCTTCCTGCCCTCTCAGCGCGTGTGGTGCGAGGTCAAGGGGCCGCACAACGAGCGGATCAAGAAGCCAGCGCAGCTACAGGAGGCTGTGAACTACGACGAGTTCGACCCTGCCTCCGGGCTCGTGGTCGTACTCCGCCCGGCCGGCCCGGGTGAAGCGGCCCAGTGGGAAGGGACGCACCCCGGGCAGGCCATCGTCATGACCCTCTGCCCCGGGTGCGGGCACTACGGATTCATGGACCACAACGGCACCTGGAGCTGCCGCCGGCACCTGCGGGTGCAGCGGGAGCCCAACAAGTTCTGGATCGCCCCGGGTGGCGCTCTCTACTGGCCTGGGGACCTTCCTTTCATTCGAGCGAGTAACACAGGGAGGGCTGCCTAGTGGCACGTAAGTACGGACAGATCCGGGTCGACATGTGGGCAGACGATCATTGGAGGACCCTCTCGCCAGCTGCCCAACACCTGTACATGCTTCTGCTGACGTCCCCGACGCTCAGCCAGTGCGGGGTGGCTGACTGGCGACCGTCGAGGATCGCGGCTCTCGCGGGCGAGTGGGACGTCGAGGAGGTAGAGGCCGCGGCGTCGGAGCTCATCCGGGAGCTGTTCATCCTTGTCGACGAGAGCACCGAGGAAGTTCTGGTTCGCTCATTCATTAAGCATGACGGCCTAATGAATCAGCCGAAATTGGCTGCCTCGGCTGCTATTGCGCACGCGGCCACGGCGTCCCCAGCGCTGCGGGGGGTGGTTGTTCACGAGCTCAATAAACTGCACGTGAATCAGCCGGAATTGCATGGGTGGAAATCCGAGAAAGCCACTCAGATATTGTCGAAGGCCTCCATCGATCCGGCTACGTATCCCCTCGGCGAGGGTGCCCCCAAGGGGTCCGTTTACGGGTCCATTAAGGGGTCCGTTTACCCTAAAGTGACCCCTAGCGTTAAGGGGTCCATTAAGGGGTCCGTTTACGGGTCCCCTACTCCTGCACCTGCACCTGCACCTAACAACCAAAGAACAAAGACTCCCTCATCGGCTGACGCCGATGGACTGTTCGAGAAGTTCTGGGAGGCCGTTCCTCGCCGCGTCGGCAAGAAAGCCGCACGGCGGAAATGGGACGTCGCGATAAAGGAAGTAGACCCCGAACACATCATCGCCGCAATGGCGCGCTATTCCGATTCGGTCGGTAATCACGATCCCCAATTCATTGTCCATCCCGAGACGTGGTTGAACCAAGGACGCTGGGACGACGAGATCACCTTCACCGCACCCAACGCCGGCGGCGGCTGGTGGGACAACTGATGACCGCATTCGAACGCATCACCGATGCGGTCACCGCCGCGACCGGGAAGGCGCCACGCGGCAACGCCAGCCAGCGCATGGCCGTCTGCCCCGCCCACGAAGACTCCAGCCCGTCCCTATCCATCACCGCCGGCACAGACCGGGTACTGCTCAAGTGCCACGCCAACTGCGAGACCGAAGACATCCTCACCGCGATCAACCTGACCATGGCCGACCTCTTCGACGAGCCCAAGGTGAAGGGCGCCGCCAAGACCACGAACCAAGTCATCGCCGAATACCCCTACATCGACGAACAGGGCACGCTGCTGTTCCAGGTGGTCCGGCTCGAGCCCAAGTCGTTCCGGCAGCGCAAGCCCGACGGAACCGGCGGCTGGTCGTGGAGCCTCGGAGACACCCGTCGCGTGCTGTACCGACTTCCGCAGGTCATCGAGGCCGTCGGCAACGGGTTCACCATCTACGTCTGCGAGGGCGAGAAGGACGTCCACACCCTGGAGAACCGCGGCTACGTCGCCACCTGCAACGCGGGTGGCGCCGGGAAGTGGCGCGACGAGTACAGCGAGTTCCTCCGTGACGCCGACGTCGTGCTCATCGCCGACCGGGACGAGACGGGCCAAGCCCACTGCAGGCAGATAGCGGCATCTCTGGCGGACGTAGCCGCGCACGTCCGCATCGTCGAGGCCTTCGAGGGCAAGGACGTCACCGACCACTTCACCCGCGGCCACGACATCGAGAAGCTCGTCGAGACCTGGAACAGCGACCAGCCCACCAAGGCCGACCTCGCGCCCGACCTGTGGGAGTTCATCGGCGCATCCGACCCGCCCATGGACTGGGTGATCCCCGACCTGCTGGAGCGTGGAGACCGGCTCATCTGGACCGGCTTCGAGGGCCTCGGTAAGTCGATGTTCGTGCGGCAGCTCGCCGTCATGGCCGCCGCCGGCCTCGACCCGTTCTCCGCCGCCCACGTCGCGCCGCGCAAGGTGCTGCTGATCGACTGCGAGAACTCCGAGCGGCAGTCGCGCCGCAAGTTCCGCCCGCTCGCGCACGCCACAGTCAGCGTCGATCGCGACGTCCCCGAGGGTGGGCTCCGACTCATTCACAAGCCCCAGGGCATCGACCTTGCCCGCGATGAAGACGCGGCCTGGCTGCTCGAGCGCGTCACCGCACACCGGCCGGACCTGCTGATCATTGGCCCGTTCTACCGGCTCCACGCTGCCGACATGAAGGAAGAGACCGCGGCCCGTCGGGCGGCGTCCATCCTCGACCTCGCACGCACCACTGTGGACTGCGCGCTGGTCGTGGAGGCTCACGCCGGCCATGGGGAGCAGGGCAAGAACCGCTCGGTTCGGCCTATCGGGTCGTCGCTGCTGCTGCGCTGGCCCGAGTTCGGCTACGGCATCGCGCCGGCTGAACGGCCCCACGGCGACGCCACCTGTACGGACATCCACCAGGGCCGGCCGTGTCCAGACGCAACCCGCGTCGTCGACGTCAAGGCCTGGCGTGGGCCACGAGACGAGCGCAACTGGCCAGACCGTCTGACCTGGGGCCAGCCGTGGCCCTGGGTCGTCGACCCGAGAGAGGGACGCCGATGACCACCGCCCGGGACGCACTGGCCGCGCTCAAGGGAACACCCGACCGAGAGGACACGCCGTGAGCATCTGGGCAAGCCGCATCAACATCGGCCACGACAACTCGCCATGGCCAGAGGAGCGACCCCCGGGTGAGGTCCGCAGCTACGCCAACGGCTGGTCAAACCACTACCCGACCCCCGACGTGGAGAAGCCAGCATTCGTCGGCACCGCGCACATCCCGCCGTACTGCGTGCCGGGACACGGCGACGACGCCGCCAGCGAGGAGGCCACCGGGCCGTGGCTGCGCCTGCATGTCGCCGTGTGGAACGAGGAGCTCGGCAGCCCGATGATCCCCGACGGCGGTGCGATCATCCTCGATCCCGACGCCGCCCGGAGCCTCGCCGCTGAACTCCTGTCGTGGGCCGACAGTGAACACGTCCAGCCCAATGCCCCCGCCGACACCGGAACCACCGAGACCGAGGAGACCCACTGATGGGCTACGGCTACTACCTGCTGCCCGACGGCCGAGAAGCTGGCTACGGCGTCGCCGCCGAGTGCGACCGCGAGGGCTGCACGACGCAGATCGACCGCGGGCTGGGCTATCTCTGCGGCGACATGCCCGACGGCCATCGTGAGGACGACGCCCCCGGTTGCGGGAAGTACTACTGCGGCGAGCACGGCGACGACCACGACTGCCCGAACGAGTGGGGCGTCCTGGGTCACGAGTTCGTTCCCGTCGAGGAGCACGCGGACGACGACGAGTGCACGCACTGCGAGGACGGCACCAACGCGACGTACTGCGGCGCACCTCGATCGGCGCACGACCCGGACGCCGCCCCCACCCACCCCGAGCAGGGAGTCACCCCGTGATCCTCGACGACGCAGGCCACCCCGCCGTGGAGGGCGGCCGCTACCAGATCAGCTATGGCGAGCTGGTCGACGGCTACCGACACGCCTTCTACGACGAGAAAAGGCGCAGGGTCCGTTACTCGCGGACGCCGCTTCACCCCGCTGACCCCCGTTGCCCCGAGTGCAACCCGAACGGAGCCACCGATGCCGACTGAGCCGAGACTGACGGTTTCCTTCACGCGGAAGGACCGCGCTGGGAAGGTGCGCGAGATGCCTCGCCTGGTCATCGTCAACGACTACGTGTGCGAGGAGGTCGACGGCTGCACCTGCGGCGCGAACTACGAGGTTGGCGGCCACGAGTCCGGCTGCGGCTTGGAGCCGATCGGCAAGGTTGACCTCCGACACCACGACGCCGAGGTCGCGGCGAAGGCGCTGCGAGACGCGCGGCAGGTCATCACCCAGTACCTGGCCACGGCCGAGAAGTGGCGGTACGACCGGGTTGTGTGGGCCTTCGCTGTGATGCTCGGAGAGATCCCCGAGGACACGCCAGAGCCGATGTCGCCTGCCGATGCCCGGGCCGTCGCCGACCGGATCGTTCGGGAGGCGGGGACCGATGCCACGACCTGACGAGCGGCCCGACCCGGGGCCGAACCCGCTGATGACCGCGCTCGGCGATGCGATCGAGGCGGCACGGGAAGACCGGCGCGCCAAGCAGGGCGGCGAACAGCCCGACCTACCCAGAGTGCCCGAGCCGAAGCTGCTCTGCGACCACCGATGCCTGCTGCCGGACATGCACCAGGAGGGGCACCAGCACGGCTACAGCCTGGGGCCAGGCTCGATTCGGGGCATGGAGGATCGGGTCCGCGAGCTGGAGGCCGAGAACGAGCGGCTGCGGGCGCACATCCTGGATATCGACGCCCACGCTACGCCCTTCGGCGACATCCCCGACGACCCCGGATACACCGGCGTCTACCTGCTGACAGCAGGAGCCCTCCACCGTGCCCTCGGGAAGATCGGCCACACCGCGCCGTCATGCCAGGCCGAGGCCGAGCGTGACGCCGCCCGGGCCGAGCTTGCCCAGCGCGGGGAGCTGGTGGGGTGGGTGCCCCTCTGGGACAACTGCGGGCAGTGGCTCCACGCCTCCAGCGGGCCATTCCCGACACGTGAGGCCGCCGAGCAGTACGTAGCCGAGGCCGTTCGCGGTGGCGCCAGTTACCTCTACGCCGAGGTTCGGGCCGTGGGCGACGCGGGGGAAGGGGAGCCGACGTGACTACCTGCGGCAAGGACATGCCCGGCTTCTTCGCCGGGGGACGTGTCGACACCGTGTGCCGGCGACCGGAAGGCCACGACGGGGAGTGCTACCCGGGACTGCTACACGGGGACACGGAAGGGGGCGCCAGCGGGGCTGTGGCAGACCAGCAGCCGCCGGAAGGACCCGGAGCCGCACCCGGCTACCCCGAAACGCTCAAATCGCCAGCAGTAGACCGGGAGGGCGGGCAATGAGCCTCGAGCAATGCGTGCTGACTGCCTGCAGCAGCCCGCGCAGGGCGCGTGGTCTATGCGAGTCGCATTACAACAACGCGCCGTGAGGACGGGCACCTTGGAAAAGTGGGCACTGCCGCGTCGCGACCGGCTGCAAGCGGGGACGCGCCGGAAGACCAGGGATGGCTACACGGCCGTCGTGATGGATGACGGCACGCAGGAACTAGAGCACCGGCATGTGATGTCGCAACTCCTGAGGCGGCCCCTCGCCAAGGGCGAGAACGTCCACCACATCAACGGCATCCGGGACGACAACCGACCGGAAAACCTCGAGCTGTGGTTCACGGCGCAGCCATACGGACAACGCGTCGTGCAGCTTCTCGACTACGTGGTCGAGAACCACGCTGACGAGCTGCGAAGGCGCCTCACGCACAGCGCCGCACAGGCTGACATAACTACGGAGGATCAGTGACCCAGCAGAAGTGCGTCACCGGATGCGGTCGGCCGACGCGAGACGTACGCCTCCTGTGCGACCAGCACGTATGGGAGCTGGAGCAGGCGTTGGCCGAGATCCCCGCGCTCCTCGACGAGCTCAAGGTGACGCTGACTAGGCAGGACAAGCTCGGCCACGGTGAGGGTGGCAACAAGCCGACCAAGGCCAGCGAGCAGCCGTTGCCGTTCAACGTTCATGCGTCGGCCAACCTGGGAGACCTGCGGATCTACCTGGTCGGCTGGGTGAGGGACCTCTACGAGACCAGCAGCCTCGCCGGGCCCGCCTGCCTGAACTGCCACCACGGCACCTGCCAGGCGATCCGTTGGCACGTGCTGCCCCCGGACACGCTCAGGGGCATGTCGCGCTGGCTCCTGGCCCGGCTGGACGTCCTGGCGAAGCACCCGGCCGCCGAGGACATCCACAGCGAGATCTGCGGCATCGCGCTGCACCCGACTGGCTCGGCATGGAGGGCGGTCGATCGCGCGGCCACGAAGACCCGCTTCGTCGTGGGGCCATGCCCGGAGCTGGACGGAGCGGTGAACTGCCTCGGCGAGGTGTGGGCGTACATCCCGACCCGCGAGGAGGAGCGGGCCGTCATGGTCTGTGCCGAGTGCGGAACGACCTGGGAATCGCAGCAGTGGATGCGAGCAGGCAAGAGGATCCTTGACGAGAAGAACCGCCGGGTGGCCGTCGACCGACAACTCCGCGCGATCTTCGGCGAGGCGTCGTGAGGCTCATCGACAGCGAGACGGCAGCGAGAGCACTGGGGGTGACTGCGAGGACGGTGCGCCGCTGGGTGACCAGCGGCGTCCTGCCCAACCGAGGCACGCCCCGGGCGATCCTCGTGGACCTGGAGGACGTCATGCGCGTGTCAGATGGCGAAACGGCTGATGTCCGCTAGAGTGTGCTCCAGTGGTGAATTGTTGCCACTACGACAAAGGCCCCCAGCTCACCAGCCGGGGGCCTTTCGCATGCCCACAGTCACGACGCCTTGAGGTAGTCCTCCAGAACCCGGCGGGCCAGCTTCGACACCGACACCCCCTCAGCCTCGGCGCGACGGTGCAGCTCCTCCGCAGTCTCCTCAGATACCCGAATCTGCACCTTCGGCGAATGCTTCGACCCACCCGAGAGAGACTTCGGGCCGGGGGTCAGGTTCCGACGGCGGACCTTCGCCAGCGTCTCCTGAGCAAGCTGCTCGGCCCGCTCCTCGGTTAGGCGCTCACCGTGGTAGATGAACTCCTCGCGGTCAAGGTCGATATCGCTGATCTCGGTGTCCGGCCCAATCGTGGGCCTACGGTCGGTCATCGCTCCTCCTCAGAAGCTCGTCGGCATCGCATGGATGACGGCCCAGCAGTCAGCCCACGCAGCCCGGTCATCAGGGACGATGATGATCGTCCACTCGATACCAGCCTTGTCCTCGCCGGTGAACACCACCTGGTCACCCTCGGTGGTGACCGTGTGGGCGTTGGCCATGACGAACACGATCCGGGCGTTACCGGCCTTGTGCTTGCGGGCCGTCTTGGTCACTCGGAACTGCGTCATGTGTCTAGGATGTCATCCATGTTCGAGAGTGTCAAGGGGGTGCCGTGCGCATCCTCAACCTCGGCACCTGGGACAGCGCAGGCGACGGCATCCGCACCAAGGACGCCTTCGACCGCCACGCACCCGGCTGGACATACAACGCCACCGCGCAACGCCAACGCGTCTTCGCCTGGCCCGAAGACCGGCCATGGCGCGACGCGCCCGAGCTCGCTCTACGGGCCGACGTCCTCCACCTCCGGAACAGCTTCAAGGCCGCCCGCCAGCTCGGACTACTCGGCCGGCCCGCCGTCATCCACCACCACGGCACCGCGTTCCGCAAGAACCAGGCCGAACTCCTCGACCACTGCCGACGCCACAACGTTATCGGCTTGGCCGCCACCCTCGACCTGTGGCTCATGGCCCCCGACGAACTCGAATGGCTACCAGCCCCCTATGACCTTGACTGGCTCGCCGCGATGCGCCAACCCCGTCAGGACGACGGCGTACTCCGCATCGCCCACGCCCCCACCAACCGGCAGATCAAGGGCACCGACGCGTTCCTCCGCGCCGTCGACAAGCTGGCCGCCGAGATCCCCGTCGAGCTCGTCCTCATCGAGGGCCGCGCCTGGGCCGAATGCCTCCCGCTCAAGGCCACCGCGGACATCTACTACGACCAGGTAGCGCTCGGATACGGCAACAACTCGATCGAATCCTGGGCCATGGGAATCCCCGTGGTGTGCGGGGGCGCCGACGAGACGCTGAGCGAGTACGAGCGGCGCTTCGGCTCCCTACCGTTCGTCCTGGCCGACGAAGGCAGCATCTACCACGCACTGCGAGCCTTCGCCGATCCCGACGAACGGGCACACTGGGCAGCTCGCGGCCTCGACCACGTAACCCAATGGCACGACGAGAAGCGCGTCGTCACCCAACTGCAACAGGTGTACGCCCGTGCAGCACGGTGACATCCTCTACCTCGTCGGACCCGAACAACCCACCGACGAACTCAAGTACAGCTTGCGATCCCTGCGCTACGTCGACCACGACCGAGTGTGGATCGCCGGCCACTGCCCCGACTGGGTGACAGGCGTACGGCACATCCCCGTCGAACAGACCAAGGGAAAGCGCGAGAACACCAGAGCCAACCTCGAAGCAGCCCTCGCCACAGAGGGCCTATCCGACCCGTTCCAGCTCTGGTGCGACGACTTCTACGCCGTCCAACCCATCGGCCGGCTACACGCCATGAACGGCGGCCCGCTCCTCACAGCCATCCACGGCGCCCGACACGGCTACCGACGGGCACTCCAGCAGGCATACACCCACCTCACACAGCAAGGCATCGCGCAGCCCCTCGCCTACGACGCGCTGCACGTGCCCCAGTGGTTCCACAAGACCCCCCTCGCCCACACCCTGGGCACCGGCATCGGCATGTACCAGACGGTCTACGGCAACACCCACCGCGACCACCCCGGCCAGCAGGTACCCAACGCCAAGCGGGCACAGGGCCACCAAGACCGGGCATGGATCAGCACCAACAGCACCACATGGCACAGCCCTATAGGGCAATGGGTACGAGACGCACACCCCGACCCTGGGCCATACGAGGCCACCACCTGATGGGCAGAGGATGGTCCCCCTGCTCCACACCAAGGTGCCCCGAGCTCACACCCCCAGGTGTCAGCAGGTGCGGCGACTGCCGGCGTGAAGCAGACCAACGCAGGGGCACAGCACACCAGCGTGGCTACACCGGGGCAGGGCACACCGGGTTCCGTACCGAGGTACTGGCAGTCGACCCCTTCTGCGTATGCGTCGACTGCGATGACCACTCGACACCATGCGGCAAGCCCAGCACAGACGCAGACCACCACCCACTCGGCAGACGTGAGCTGGTAGCAGCAGGGCTCAACCCCAACGACCCGAAGCACGGTCGCGGCTTGTGCTCGACGTGTCACAAGCGAGCCACGGCGACGCATCAACCAGGCGGGTGGAACGACAGGCCAACGCTCTAACCAGCGACGATACGAACGTTGATGATCTTCACATCGGAATCGCAACGCTCTGACCTGGGGGGATACCCCCAAGTGGATCTTGCAGTGGACCGCCGGGGAGGGCTCCCGACC